TCAGAACAGTTCGGTACTTCCGTCGTCGCGGATGCGCACAGCCGATCCAGCACGAGCATAAGCCGTTGATCCGTCTGCAAACCGCCTCCGGATCCCCTGAGAGTGTTCGAAATTCAGCAGGGTGAATGCAGCGGACTCCGTGGGACCATCCGCCGATAGACCTGCGCCGATCATTATCCCGCCAAGGTCTGTCAGAACGAAGCGGTCGTGGAAGTCTTCACCTCCTCGTATCTGCGACCATGCATAGAGCTCCAAACAATAGCCGGGTGGTAGCAGTCCCTTAACTTGAGCGGCTCCGTCTCGGGCGAGGAGCGCAGGCGGGGGACGAGAATTGTGATCACGGAAGTGGATTCTGATCGCCTTGGACGACCCAAAACCACCGGCAAGCCGAGCAAGCAGGCAGACCAGTGGAGCGAGATAGTTGCCCTCCGTTGGTCGAAGGTCGAAAAACGGGTCGACGATATCGACCTCCTTGGACACCGCAGTGATGGTGTAAAGGGCGCCGGCAATTTCATCTGCCGTCCTGATCACGTCACAACTGGTCACTGCTCCAAAGAGCGGATGCCCATCTGAGCAATCGTCTGGCTGCATGGCCTCGGCGCAGGCCGTCCTGCCAGCGTCGCATATGATCGCCTTGAAGGGTCGATTGGCGTGTTCGCGTAGGGCGTTGCCTAACCAGTCCGCATCGTGGTCATAGGTGCGGTTGAAATCGACGACCTTGTGCTTCGAGTCGCGCAAACGTTCGACAATGTCAGTCATTCGAACGTCGGGAACGCCGGCTTCTCGTGCTGCCTGTATGACCTTCCTTTCCCATTTTGCTGGGAGGCGAGAGATTAGCCGACCCTTGTCAGCACCGAAGCGATCGATCAGGTCCTTGAAGGTTCGCCAGTCCGAGCCGATGGCTGCAGGCTCTACCGCGTATTCCGACAGCATCAGAACAGTTCCTCGGCCCGTTCCGCGAAGAAGCCGTGCGGCCATCGGTCTACGAAATCACCGTCTGGGCTCACGCGAAGGGGCCGGAAGCGCACACCCTCAACCGAAGACTCGACGTAGATCACGGAAAGGTCGTTGGGCGTCAGTCCGAGCACGCCGGGCGGCACCTCACCCTCGGTCTGCTCCCGCACGCGGCGAAGAAGCCGCAGCATGATGTGCTCGCTGTGTGTCTCAATGAGCAGGGTCTTTCCGGAGGTAAGCTTGTCCTCGTCGCCAGTCGCGGCCTTGATGAACAGGTCGCCCATGCCAACCTGGATGGCGGGATGAACATGAAGCTCCGGCTGTTCGATCCCGAGAACGCCGTCCTGCTTCCGCAATGAAGCGACGATCACCGGGACCATCTGCGAGATGCCGACGCCCACGTCGCCCGGTGCAACCAGGATACCCTTCTCGAAGTCCCGCAGTGCGATCTCTGTTCGCGTAGCGAGGCTGAGGTAAAGCTCCTGCAACTCGCCGATGTCGTCGTCGTTGAGGCCGCGCTCAAACATCTGGTGCATGGCGCTGGGGACCGGGATTTCTTTGAATTCCACCCGCTCCAGCCGGTATGTGGTTCTCAGCCGCTCTTCTCCGGAGAGCCAGGCGTTGACCTCGTCCATGAGATCGCCGCGACGGTCGTTGTAGAGCAGATCCCAAGCAGCCAGACCATGCGCCCAGCGAGCCTCATCCGGCGTCACCTGCGGGCGATAGCTGCGGGTCGGGATATCGCGCAGCGGGCCAATATAGGTCATCTGCATCAGGTGATCGCGGACAAGCCGAGCCGGGCCGAGGATCATTTCGGAGAGAAGCGCCCGTAGGCCGTTGACGCGCGGCGTCCGCTCTTCCAGCTCGGCCTTCCTCACGTCCGGGTCGCGGATATCGAGGATGAGGTCGCGATCCAGCGGAGGCAGTGCGCCCTGCTCGGTGCCAACGGCGATGCGCAGTTGGTCATCGGGCGTGTCTGGCGTCGAACGGTCGGCGGCGGCTTCGCGTGCGAGCGACCAGATCTCGTCCTCGAGTGGGGATCCCATGGAGAGGTCTTCATCGCCGTCCTCGGGCATATCGTCCGGAAGCACGGCGCGCCGCAGGAGCGGGTGGGCAAAGTTGAAGTCGGTCAGCTGTGCCCGGCCCTCTATAGGGGGCGAAACGATGGCTGCGAGAGGTTCGCCGTCCAACTCGATCGCGAGACGCGAGACGTAAGCCGCCTGCTCGAGCGCGCTCCAGCGGATGTCGACTTCAAGGCCGACGTCCTGGACGATGGCGTAGTCGCGATAATCGTCGCTTTCGCCAATCAGGTAACGGACGGGGAGTTCGCCGAACTCGGCATCTCCCATCGAGAGACCGGCGTTCAGCGGCAGGATGTCGGAGCCCTGTTCATCCGAGAGGTCAAGAACGACCTTTAGGATCACGGGGCGGTCGAGCTCGTGGTTGTGGACAAGCGTTGCGAAGCCTCCCAGGTCGATGAGCCCGCCAGCGATCGTCCGATCGGGATCAACGTTTCCGCGTTCGAGGATTTCGCGCAGATAGTGCAGCGCCTGAAGGATCGTGCTCTTACCTGCGCTGTTTGGGCCGAAGAGCAATGTAATGGGCCGCAGGTCAATCCTCTGCCGCACCCCGATGCCTTTGAAGTTCTCAATCTCGATCCGGGTGAAACGCATGACCGACCCTCAAAGCTCACCACGAAAAGCGCTCGTGATGAGCGAGTCGAAAAATGCGTTGCAATCTCTCTGTGACTCTTCCAAGCGCCCGCCAAGCGACGTCGTTCGCGAAAAGAAGTTCCCAAAATCACGCTGCTCCTCGGGAGACGGTTTAAGAAATTTGATCTCTTGGAACTTCCCCTTGCTCACCATTCCCTTCATCGAGTTGGTCGAAGCAGCCTGAACAAGGCTCTTCGAGACAAGGAACTGACAATAGAGGAAGAAGGGATCAGTCTCGTGGCCTGGGATCACAGCGTTAATTTGCTGGTTGAATGCGACTTCTCTGTCGGCCAACGCGGCATTTCCTATCACACTAGGGCTCCCAGCGATGCACGTCACAAGAGTGGAGCCAGCTGGAGCTGTCCGACCAATTTTTCGCCCGACTTCGCTGAGCCACTCCTCTGCGGGCGTCAAAAAATGGCTCGGAGTATTGATGTTGTCAGATTTAATCCACTCAATATTTTTGCCAAAGTTCGATGGGTTCTTTCGCGGCGGGGTGTTTCCCGTGACTACTTTCCCAAATTCTTTGATCGGCGCGGTCGGCAGTTTCTTGGGATTTGTTGCGGCATTTCCGAATCTGGAAACGAACTCTGACACAATCAATTCATGCAGAGACTGAAGCGAAAGTGAGCGTTTCCGCTTTACATTATCTGCCTTGTCCAGGATTGCTGCTAAGCGTTTCTGCTGCCCAATATCCGGGATGCTTGGAAGCAGAATTTCCCTAAGCCCTGAAAGTGTAAGCGCTTTTTGGGTTGCGCCGGTGCAACGTTTGTCCTTTTCGAATTGAAATTGGGGGCTTCTTAGGAACCAGAAAAGGAATCTGGAATCCAGAACATCTCGCTTCGCGCGGAGATTGAAGAAGCCAGTTGAAAAAATGGCGCTTTCGGTCCTACAGTTCACATGCACCACTTTGTCGGTCGCTTGCATCTTTGCAAACAGAACATCATTTTGCTGTGCAACCAAGTTTGCACGAGATGGGCGACCATCGAACGTTACCTCTGTCCCGTCTAGGAGGTCAGATCCGTTGACGTCTGCAGTAGCAAAGTACTGCTTTGTGCCAGCGAACTCAGCTGGTCCGCTCGCTACGGCATCCGCAACGTCAAGAATGGGGACACTCTTCATACTAGCAGCGCCTCGATATCAGAAATTTCTGACGCAATTTCTTCGTTCAGTTTGATGATTCGATCGAGGATTAACTGCGGTGCCTCACGCTCCTCCTCTTCATGCGGCCTGTCAAAGTACCGTTTGAACGATAGGTCATAGCCGTTCTGGCGAATTTCGTCTGCAGGCACGAAGAAAGCCTGCGAGCTTCGATCCCCATCAACTTGAGGATCACGAGACCGCCAGCGGGCGAGGCAGTCCGGCAGATCATTCTCTGCTACCGGTTCCCTTTTGTCGTCGAGGGATAGACCATCGGCCTTGAGGTCATAGAAGAATACATTGTCGGTCCGCCCACCTTTGGTGAAGACCAAGATGCCGGTGGACACGCCTGCATATGGCTTGAACACGCCGCTGGGCAGCGAAATCACGGCCTCCAGCTGGTTCTGGTCCACCAGGAGCTGACGCAGCTGACGATGCGCGCCAGAGGAGCCGAACAAGACACCGTCGGGCACGATGGTCGCTGACCGGCCGCCGGTGTTCAGCATACGTAGGATCAGCGCGATAAAGAGCAGCTCGGTCTTCTTCGTCTTGACCTGACGGAGGAGTCCCGAGTGCACATCCTCGAAATCGAGGCTGCCCTTGAAGGGCGGGTTGGCGAGGATGACGTCGAAACCCTCGCTCGCCTGCCTCGGAAACTTGTCCGTGAAGCCGGTGCTCAGCGTGTCCTGATAGTGGATGTCAGGATCGTCGACACCGTGCAGCATGAGGTTCATCGCCGCGATCCGCAGCATGGTGGCGTCGAAGTCGAAGCCATGGAACATGCTGCTTCGGATGTGCTCACGTTGGTCCTCGAGCAGGTCGCCGGTGAAGATCTTCTCGACCGCGCCGGTCTCGGGGTCCTTCTCCTCGATCACCGCCTCGGGCGAGGTATAGGTCTCGAGCAGATACTCCATGACGCTCACGAGGAAGCCGCCGGTGCCGCAGGCGGGATCGCCGATCACGTCGGTCGGCTTGGGCTCCAGCATGTCGACCATCAATCGAATGATGTGCCGCGGCGTGCGGAACTGCCCGTTGATGCCGGCCGTGGTCAGCTTGCTGAGCAGGTACTCGTAGAGGTCGCCCTTCGTGTCGCCCTCAGTCAGCGGCAGTTCGTGGATCATGTTCACGGCCTTCACCAGAAGTCCGGGCTTCTGGATCATCAGCTGCGCGTCCTTCATGAACTCGGCGAAGGCCGTGCCGCTGGCGACAGTGGTGCGGAAGTGCGGGAAAACCTTGTCGCGCACGAGGGGAAGCATCCGCTCGGATCCCAGGTGCCGGAACTGCGACCAGCGCAGGTGCTGCTCGTCCTCCTTGAAGCGGCGCTGGAAAGGTTTGCCCGTCCGCTTCTGGCGGTTCTCGTCCCGCGCCTCGTTGATGTCGAGGAGGCGCGCGTACATCAGGAACGTGATCTGCTCGATCACCGTCAGCGGGTTGGTTATCCCGCCCTGCCAGAATTCCGTCCAGAGCGCGTCGACGCGCCGCTTGAGCTCACCCGTGACCATTTATGATTTCCTCTCGTTCGGGTTGTCGTCCGGGCGCTCCTCGGCCAGAGGGCCGAAGGAGCGCACGATGTTGATGAGATCGGTGAGGTCGGCCTCGTCCTCGAACACGCCGTCCGGTCCGTCGGCGTCGACCACAGTGAAAGGATCGTCGTAGAGCCGCTCGACCTCGATGGTGCCGTACCGCGCGATGTGGTTTTGAAGCAGTGCGAGGAAGCGTGTCTGCTTCGCGCTCAGCTTTGGATGCTTCTGGACGAAGGCGGTGAACTTCTCTCGCACCGCCTCGGGATCCATCCCGACGATCATCCGGATAGCGAGATAGAGCGGACCAGCGGTCTCGCTGAAGAACTCCTCAAGGTGCTCGCGCCGCACGTCCGGGTGCTGCGTCAGAATGAGCGACACGAGCGAGTCGATTTCGCGGTCGGACACGGCCTCGCCGGCGCGGATCTTCTTGAGGACCGGGTTGGTCTCGAAGTGCTTTTTGAGCTCCGCTTCGACGATCTGCTGGTAGGCTTTCATGTCGACAGATTTCAGGCTTGCCGAGCGACGAGCGTACTGCATCTGCCCGGCATCCTCGGTAATATCGACCACCTTCGGGGGAATGCCCTTCGAGCCACCCCTGGCGCGATGATGCATGATCTCACGAAGCTGGAGGCGTGCATCCTCCAGATCAGCGACCGTTACATCCTGCCAGAAGACATCAGACTTCACGCGCTTGATGACTTCGGCCTTCTCGCGCACCGGGTTCAAGTGCATCTGGAGAGATGCCAGGCGGTCAAGGAGTTCGATCTTCAGATCGGAAATCTCACCCGAGCCACGAAGCACCGCAATCTGCATGCGCGCGATAAGTAGGTCGAGTGCAAGGGCGTCACCAAAGCCACGAATGTTTCGCCATTGCATCAACGGGGCGATCTCTTGGCGCAGCCTGGCGACCGTCGCTGGGGCAAATGCCTTTAATACCTCAGGACGAGATAGCGCGCGCTTCTCCTTCCATTTCTCCCGAACCGCGATGGATTCTTCCGGCAGGGCATTCATGTCTTGCTCCACCAGCTTGATGACAGCGTCGAAGGCCGCGATTTCGCTTTTCTGAAGGGCGATCTCCGCAACGTTCAGCCGCTCCTCGAAGACCAACTGAGCAAGCGGCTTGCCCTGCGTGGGCTCGGCAGGGCGATAGCCCATCTCGAAGCGAGCAAAATTGCCCCAATGGTCGAAGATGCGGAACACGGTCTTGTGCTGGCCGAGGCCGAACAGGTCCGGACAGAGACGCGTGCCTCGGCCAATCATTTGCCAGAACTTCACTGGCGATTTGACGGGCCTCGCGAAAACCAGGTTCACGATCTCCGGGATGTCGATCCCGGTATCGAGCATGTCGACCGAGATCGCGATGGTCAGATCGTTGTTGGTACCTTCGCCCTTGAAATCGTCGATCAACTGCTCGGCACGCGGATCGTAGTTGTCGATCACCTGGCAGAACTTGCCGGCGTACTGCGGATACATTTCATCGAAGAGCTGACGCATCAGCATCGCATGCTGATGGTTGCGTGCAAAAATGATGCTCTTTCCTAGGATTTGTCCGGTCGCATCCTTGATCCCGTTTTCCATCAGGTTTCGGAGGATCGCGCGGTTGGTGTCCTTGTTGTAGATGACCTTGTCGATCTGCTCTGACGAGAAGTCATACTGCGCCGGGTCCTCCCCCTGGTCTTCGAGCTCCTGGATCTGCTGCGGCGACAGGCCATCGAGGGTGATGCCGTCGCGGAGAAACTGCGTCGTGTGCTCATAGACCTCGAATGGGGTCAGGTAGCCTTCCTGAACCGCCTGTTCGAGATCGTAATTCGACGTGGGAAGCTGCCCTTCGCACCCAAAGAGGCGGAAGGTGCTCCTCGTAACGAAGTCGACCGGCGTCGCGGTAAGCCCCACCTGATGACAGTCGAAATAGTGAAAGATGTCTCCGTAGACGTTGTAGATGCTTCGATGAGATTCATCCGCGATGATGAGGTCGAAGAAGCCAGGGTCAAAAGACTGGAAGACCTTTTGCATCGCGGGGTAGGTCGCAAGGAAGACGCGCTCACTGGCGTTCGTCCTCACGCGTGATGTGATGATCCGCGTGGGCTCCGAAAGGAAATCGTTGAAGGCGTTCTTGGCCTGCTTCCTGAGTTCTTTGCGATCGCAGAGGAAGAGGACCCGCTTGACCCAACCGGCTTTGATCAGAAGGTCCGTCAACGCGATCGCAACGCGTGTCTTGCCTGTACCAGTGGCCTGAACCACCAGCGCCCGACGGTGCTTCTGTGAGAACCGCTCAGAAACTCTTTTGATCGCTTCGAGCTGGTACAGCCGATCCACGATCTGATCGCTGATCGCGACTGTGTCGAGGGGCTGTTTGTTGTGCCGCTGGTAGTTGGCCAGATGCTGAAGGCTGTCCTTGGAGTAGAAGCCATAGAGCTTCCGCGGAGGAAAGTCCTGCGCGTCGTCCCAAATCCAGATGTCAAAGCCGTTCGTGTAGAAGATGACCGGGCGGTGCCCATACCGCTTTTCAAGGCTATCGGCATAGAGTTTCGCTTGATGCCGACCAAGCTCGGCATCGGTCGAGGTCTTCTTCGCCTCGATCACGGCCAGCGGGTTCCCGTTGTCATCCCACAGCACGTAATCGGCGTAGCCGATGCCCGTAGCCGTAGGTTGTCCGTCGACCTCGACTTCCTTGCCCACTTGGGTCGTGTTCTTGACGCCTTCTGCGATATCCCAGCCGACGCTCGCCAACATGCTATCGATGAGGCGCGTTCGGGTTTCTGCCTCGCTGAACTGAAGTTCATCGGCCGCTGCCTGTGCCGAGCTTGCTAGCTGCTTGAGCTCAGCCGCTTTCTTCTGGGCGGCGGTTGCTTTCGAGCGCGCTTCTTCGAGCTCCGAAAGCAGCGCGTCCATCTGCGCTTCCTGCGCCGCCAGTTTTTCGAGGACCTGGCGCCGTTCCCGCTCCTCAACCTGACCGGGAATGGCCGGCTGCTGGAAGACGGGAAGTTGGTCTGCTTTCGCTTTCCCATACCGAACACACATCCAGCGAGCGAGATCGTGTGCCTCCTTGAGCAGCCATAGCGCGTGTTGGCTCCTTACAGGTTCGCCATGCGCGGCTTTGTTGCCGTGCATCCGCAAAGCGTGGAGTTTGTCGAGCACAACCTTCGGCGTGATTGCAATGAAGGCGTCGTTCTTCAAGAGATCGACGAATGTGGGCAAGTCAGGCTTTGGCAGCCGGAGCTCGCGGTAGATATCCTTCGTCAGATTTTCTGCGAAGAGCCGAAGCTTGACGAGTGCGCTGGCAGGATCAGCGTGAGCATATGCTTCTGCAAAGGCGCCAAGACCTGCAAGTTCAGGCCAGCCGTCACGAAGGATCTCGAAATTGACAGACTTCATGCCATTGCCTCCGCGAGCGCGGCGTCAAAGGCAGCGCGGTTGGCGACCACGACCGGGACTTCGTGGGGGTTGTCCAGCTTGTCTGCGACATCTAAACGGAGACGCTTCAGGAAGTAGTAGAGCAGCGCCTTTCGCACCATGACTTCGGTGCGCCCGTTCGTCATTTCATAATCTTGAGCGATGATCGATCGCTGGCTCTCGCTCAGGGCTGGATTCGGTGCGAGCGCCACCACGAAGCGATCATGCCAAAGCTTGTCGTCATTCGCGGACGCGCCGGATAGTCCTTGCTTTCGGGTCTTCATGCATCGCGAGAGGATGAAGTCCTTGAACTTGTGGTCGATGTGACAGAAGGCACGGATATGCCAGCGCAGTCCGTCATTGCCGAGAGCGTGGGGAGAAATCCGCCTCCACTCGGGGCTGGGCTTCTTGGCACTCATCGACTGGTAGAAGACCTCGATGGAATGGCCTTCTCTAATGGCCTTGAGCACATCGCGAAGGACGTCGGCCTCCACGCGCCGGTGTGGGATAGGCAGGGCATCATGCTCGGGCGCCGATGCAAGCCAGGCTTCGGTTACACCAGACGCTCCTCCGTTAGTCTCGCGCAGATGCGCGAGGTACGTGGATGCATTGGGCTGCATGAAAACAGGCTTGAAATCGTCCGCCGCTTTGTAGCGCTTGGCGCTCTTGTCGTAGATCAGATTTCCCGGTGCCTTCTCCTCGTAGAGTGTCAGGTCCTTTGAGGCCTGGGGCACGGACACGCCGAACTGGTCCACGATGTCGGCACGGTTGATCCCCCCCTCCCAAAAGAGGCGGAATTCAATGAACTCCAACCGTTTTTCGACACCCCAGCGCATTGCAGGTCCTCGTTGAGCAGGTGGGACGAGAGCGCCCACCAGAATCGTTTGATGATGGGTATATAAACTATACGAATTTTGGCGATCAACCCCTCGCGTGAACTTTTCAGGTGGAGTTCAAGCGTCGGTGTCGACCTGAAGGCGCTGAAGCTGCTCGTTCCACGCTGCAGGACAAGGTTCCAGCACGCGCGCCAGCGTCAACTCCGGCCCCTGCTTCCCATCCAGGATAGCCTCAACGATGTCGGGCGCGAGAAGTGTCAGGCGCAGGACGCGGGTCATGTAGGAGGGCGCGATGCCCTCCCGCTCGGCCAGTTCGGCGATGGTAGCGTACTCACCCGACTCCAGCATCCGTTTCCAGCGGAACGCGCGTGCCAGCGCCTTGACGAGCGTGTTGTCCGTTCGCCGCGGTTGCGCGGCACCCTCCGGCAACTGCATCTCCTTCCGCCCGCCGCGCTTCACGATGCGGAACGGGACGTGGAGTGTCACGGTGTTGGGGACTGGCGCGCCGCGTGTCACGCAGCTTCTCCAATTCCACCTACCAGCATCTCGCGTGCTAGACCGCCGAGGCCGTCGACGCGCAGCCGGACGTTCAACCCGTTTGTGCCGATGTCGACGCGCTCGACCAGCAATGTCACGATGCGTGCCTGCTCGGCGGGGAAGAGTTCGTCCCACAGCGGATCGAGCTGCTGCAAGGCCATGCGAGCGTTGGCTTCGGTGATGTCGTCGGCGTGGGTACGCGCTGCCTTCCATGTCCCTGCAACAATCTCCGGCTGGCGGAAGACGGCCTGCAACTGATCAATGACGGCCGCCTCGATCTCGCCTGCGGGCACGCGGCCGACCGAGCAAGATCCAGCGCCGTGCTTCAGCACCGTCTGGCTGACGTAGTAGCGGTAGAGCCTGTCGCCCTTGCGCGTGTGCGTCGGCGAGAAGGCCGCGCCATCTGGCCCGTATAGCAGCCCCTTCAGCAGCGCCGGCGTCTCGGCGCGTGTGCGGGCCGCGCGTTTGCGCGGGCTTTCCTGCAGGATCGCGTGCACCCGGTCCCACGTCTCGCGATCGATGATCGCGTCATGCTCGCCGGGATAGCTGTCGCCCTTGTGGACCGCCTCGCCGATGTATGCGCGGTTACTGAGCATCCGGTAGATGTATTTCTTGTCGATGCGGTTGCCGCGCGGCGTCCGAATGCCGCGCGCACCGACCTCGCGCGCCAGTTCCGTGCAGGAGCCGATCTCGAGGAAGCGGGCGAAGATCCAACGCACATGCGCGGCGGCCTCTTCGTCAATGACCAGCTTCCGGTTCTCGACGCGATAGCCGTAGGGCGGGACGCCGCCCATCCACATACCCTTCTTGCGGCTGGCGGCGACCTTGTCGCGGATGCGCTCGGCAGTCACCTCGCGCTCGAACTGGGCGAAGCTGAGCAGGATGTTCAGCGTCAGCCGCCCCATCGACGTGGTGGTGTTGAACGACTGCGTGACCGAGACGAACGTCACGCCGTTCCGGTCGAACACCTCGACCAGCTTGGCGAAGTCGGCGAGCGACCGGCTGAGGCGGTCGATCTTGTAGACCACGACCACGTCGACCAGCCCGTCCTCGATGTCCTCCAGCAGCCGCTTCAGGCCGGGCCGTTCCAGCGTGCCGCCCGAGATGCCGCCGTCGTCATACTGATCGCGGACCAGCACCCAGCCCTCGGACCGCTGGCTGGCGATGTATGCCTCGCAGGCCTCCCGCTGGACGTGGAGCGAGTTGAACTCCTGCTCCAGTCCTTCCTCGGAGGATTTCCGGGTGTAGACGGCACACCGCAGCTTGCGGACGACCTTCGATTTTTCCGGCGACTTCGTCATGTCCGCCCCCTGTGGTTCTTCAGCCCGAAGAAGGTCCACCCATTCCAGCGCGTGCCGGTGATGGCGCGCGCGATGGCGGACAGCGACTTGTACGGCCGACCTTGCCACTCGAAGCCGTCGGTCGTGACGGTGACGACCTGCTCGACACCCTGCCATTCGCGCAGCAGCCGCGTGCCGGTGATCGGGCGGTCGCGGTCGAGACGTATGCCGCGCTTCTTCTTTTCGCCGCCGTCGAGTTCCTCGCCCAGCCGCTCCAGCCGCCGGATCGTCTCGGGCTTCAACCCGCCATAGGCCAGTTCCTGGATGCGGTAAGCCAAGCGGCTTTCCAGGTAGCGCCGGTTGAACGGCGGCGGCTCGCTGTCGAAAAGCTCGCGCCACTGGCTCTTCAGGTCGGGCGTCGGCGTGGTCTTCAGCGCGGCGAGGCGCGCGGGGATGGGATCGGGCTTGTTCATGCGTTTCTCCGTTGAGTTGGAGTTGCATGACGGCATTGGTCGGGCGGATAGTGTAGGCAACTTTCTCCAGTATCGTCAGATACTTCGCCCTTCTCCCGCATGCGCAACCGAACAAGCCCGAGCGCCAACAGGCCGCAGAGCTCGGCGCGGCGCTCGGCGGGCGTCATGTGGTCGGGAGGGAGCGGGTTCGGGCGTTTCATGTCTCGGTGGCTATGCTCGGTGGTGTCGTTACCGATCAAAAGCCACCCAGCCGCCCGGGACAGGACATCTCAGACGAACGGAATGCAGAAATGCGAACAGGGAGAGAACATCAGGGCTTGCCGATCACGGATATGTCCATGATTATCGTGGGTTGAATCAATCGAGAGCAGTTGTTCATTGAGGTGAGTTCATGGCGCGGAGGAAGAGCGAATTCGGACCGAACCTCGGGAGTATCCTTCAGGGCGCCCCCGCTGCGCTGGTCCGGCAGTTTCTCGCCAGCTTCAAACGGCCCGACGACACTCTTCTCGCTCCCCCCGAAATCACTGAGGGCACGACCGATGATCAGGGCAAGGCAGCGCTGAGTGCGTACCTGCGTTCGGAGGACAAGGAAATCATCGGGCTACTTGAGGGCATCGCTGGCGCTCTGCTCGACATGGGCCAGGACAAGGGAGCGACCTCACTCGAAACGGTTGCGGGCCAACGGCTGCAGAATGTCGACTACGACCAGTATGAGTCCCAGCCTGACCTGCTGTGTAAGAGCATCTGGATGCGCACGGTCTTCCCGATGCACTTCCACGACGCCCAGAGCTTCTATGCCGCGCGGCGCTATCGAGAACGGCGGACGTACTACACATGCTGCGAAGTGGACTTCGACCACGCTTCTGTTGCCGACACAGACGGAATTCCTGACGAGAAGCTCTGTGACGCTGTTCAGGAAGCTCTGGGACTGAAGGGCAAGGTCACCGCGTCCGTCCTCGAATTGCCCGAGACCGCCAACTATCCGCCGTCCTTCATGGTCGCCCTGCGCCATCCCGGGCCCCTGTCGAGTATCGACAATCATCGCGAGGAAGGGGGCTGGACCGTCCATTACTACAGGCCCTCGCATGAGGCTGTCCTGATCTACACACCCCAGCTGAAGAAAATCGAGGTCGCGTCTGCCAGCAGCGACGTTCGCGAAAAGACCTCTAAGGTCTTCGCGGAGGTCGTTCTAGGGCGCCCGCCGTCGGCCAAGCCGTTGACCCGCCGGGAATTCAACCTCGAACGCTTCAGGTCTTCCTTCGATCTGGATTGTCCGGATCTCGAGGACGTCGAGATCACGATGGCGGCGGTAGTCGAGGCCGAGGTCCGCCTCGGCTCGTGGGGCCGAAGACTGAATATCAAGGTGACCATAAAGGACAAGATGGAGGACGTTGTCCGGAAATACGTCTCCAATTCAGCCAACCTAATCCGGAGTTTCGGCTTCACAAAAATCGCCATCGCAATTGGTTACACCCGTCGATCGGACGGAAAGGAGGGAACCTTCCGGGTCTCGATCTCGGATGGCAGCAGTTCGGACGTGCAGAGCATGCGCGATCCGTTCCTTCGGGACCTCGGGTTCCGACTGCTCGAACACTGGGGTCTTACGCAGAACCTGCGGACACTCACCGATCAGGAACGGGCGCAGTGGTTCGGCTTTCTGCTGTCGCTGTACGACCTGCCCGGCGACACTGTCGCAGGTTCTTTCTTCAACTCCGCGGGCGTCGATCCAGCGCGCCTGGTCAGTGCGAGATTGATTGCCCGCAAAGGGCGGCAGGTGATTGGGCTCGCCGAGGATGACGATGAGGTTGTCGAAGTTGAGCAGCAAACGGGTCCGGAGCCAGGGACGGTTCGACAAACCGGTTCCTTTGGGGAGGCGGACGGATTGCGTCTTGACACCAATGCGATCGAGTACGGGATTGATCGAGCATGGCTCGCCGAAACCATCCTCAAGGCGATAGCTGGCTCTCTCGGCATCAGGAACATCGAAACCATCAATGAGTTCCTCGTCTCGCTTGGGTCGATGGCACTGGGTGAGCGAAAGGTCCCGCTTTACCTCGCGCGCCGCCTTGCCGATCTGAAAGCCCGCGAGAGTGTGGAGACTACGCTTCGGTCGCGGCATACAGCGGGTCCCGGTCTCGTACTCGCCGTTTCCGATGAGCCGCCGCAATTCCTCGGGCCGAACGTCGTTATCGCGCTGCGCGACCTGCTGCTGAACGACGGAAGCCTCGGCGATCTGGACCGAGAGGAAATGGCCCGGCGCTTCGAGGCAAACCGAACGCTGGCGACCTCTGCGCAAGTCGCTCAGGTTGTGCGACACACGCCTCGCTCTGCGACGCTCATCATCCCTGGTCTCGAGCCGCTCCCGCTCGACGGCGCGGGCCAGATCCAACTCTTCGAAAGCCTTGTTGAAGCGGCGACCGATGGCACAGGCCAGCGGCTGACCAAGGTCCTGATGGACGGGATGGGGTCCGACAATCCCAGACAGCTGTTCTCTTCCGGCGCATGGGCGAAGGCGCATCCGACTTACATCCGGCACGGCTCAAGCAATCGCTATTGGCGTCTCGGCGAGGCGACCGACACCGCGTGATCTAGAGTTCATCTAGGGTTTCGGGCGGGACGGTCTAACAAACCGCTGATTATTGGAAGGGCTCCACATCAGAGGAGCACTTCCATGCCGACTCCCTTTCCCTTGCGCCAGGCAGCCCCGACGAGCTGGGCCGGCGCCGCGACGACCAAACCCACCACCACCAACTCGGAATGGCGCTGCACGCGCTGTGAAAAGCTGCTCGGCGTCTGCCGGGACGGCCGCATGCACCTGCGCTTCGCGCGGGGGCACGAGTATCTCGTGGGCTTCCCGGTTCAGGCCACCTGCCGCGGCTGCGGCACGCTGAACAACGCGACCGCACCCGCGCGCTGAGGCGCACATTCACCCAACCCCCTGAAATCGCAGAGACGCGCGACGTCCTGACCTGGCCACGAGAAGGCGCCGGACGCCTGGCCGCAAGGCAGGCGTCCGATGTCCTTCGCGTGGCACGAGATCCGTGATCACCTCATGCATTCATCCACGAACCTTCACTTCCAGCGCAGTTTCGACGCCGTCCGGCGTGCGCAGACCGCCCTCGCACCGTTCCGGGATCCGGCGGCCCTGCTGGACGGGCTGCACCGCACGCCCGGCGATCCGGCCCGAAAGAACGTGATCCTCTCCGCGCTGGTCGGGGCGGCTCAGGGCGACGGGCCCGCGTCCGACTGCGCCCTGACGCTGCTGTTGCTGGCGCTCTGGCCCGGCCTCGACGCCATACGACGCCGGTCGCTCTGGCGCAGGCTCGGCAGCGCCGACGAAGTCGCGTCCGACGTACTGGCGCGCACCACCGAGGCTGTCCGCGGACTCGACCTCGGCCGCGTCAACTGGATCGCGGCCACGGTGCTGCGCAACGTCGAGCGCGACATGATCCGCGTGCGCCAGCGCGACCAGGCACGCGAACAGCTCGCCAGCGGCGCCGACCCCGACGAGGTGGCGGACAGCGGCGACAGCGGGATCGGCGCGGACGGGTACGCACGGCTGAACGGCGCCGTGCGGAAGCTGCTCGGCGATGACGCCCTGCTGGTGATCCGCGTGGCGATCGAGGGTTTCTCGCAAGCCGAGGCGGGAGCCGAACTGGGCCTGACCGAGGCCGCAGCCCGCAAGCGGTACCAACGCGCGATGCGCCGCCTGCACGACGCCCTCCAGGAAATCCCCTGAGCCGATGTCCCGATCCGGCGCCGCTGGTGGCTTTTCCCATTCGAGCGCCCCGAGCGCCTTCCCTCCAACCGAAAGCAGACACGCATGAACCGCACTGCCGATCTGTCGCTCGAGGATTTCAGGCGTCTTCCGGGGCTCTATCGCCGCTGGGAGCTGACCGAGGTCTGCGAGCCCAACCGCAACTATCAGATCGAGGACGCCGGCACCCACGCCGACGGGACGCCGCTCCTGGCGATCTACGTCGCCGAGCCCGCGCCCGACGTCCGCGAGGCCGCCTGATGCGCCTCCTCGATCACCTCATCCCACGGAGAACCGCCATGCCGGACCAGCCGGACGACATCACCCGTCTTCGCGCGGCGAGCTACGCCCTCGAAGACCTCCCCGAAACCATCGCCTTCCCGCAACGCCCCGGTGACGAGCCGCGCGAGCCGCTGCCGGTCGCCGAGGCGACCGTCGACGAGATCGCCTTCGCGATCGTGGAGGCGGAGCGCGAGAGCACGGCCGCCTACCGACGCGCCGATGCGCTGAAGCGGCTCTACAAGCTCGCCCGCGAGGCGGGGTGCATCGGCGCCGATCGCGCCGCCACGGCGGTGATGAAGAAGGAGGGCCAGTGATGGCCCTTCCCATCATCGGCGCCGACGAACGGCTCGCGCAACGCAAGGGCATCAAGGGCGTCATCTTCGGCCGGTCCGGCATCGGTAAGACCAGCCTGCTCTGGACGCTGAACGCCTCGACAACGCTCTTCCTCGATCTCGAGGCTGGCGACCTGGCGGTCGAGGGGCTGGAGATCGACACGCTCCGGCCCCGCACCTGGAAGGAATGCCGCGACTTCGCGGTGTTCATCGGCGGGCCGAACCCGGCGCTGCGCGAGGACCAGCCCTACAGCCAGGCGCATTTCGACGAGGTCTGCGGGCGCTACGGCGACTCGGCGGTGATCGGGAAATACGAGACCGTCTTCATCGACTCGATCACCGTGGCCGGGCGGCTCTGCTTCCAGTGGTGCCGTGGGCAGCCCGAAGCGTTCTCCGAGAAGACCGGCAAGCCCGACATCCGCGGCGCCTACGGTCTGCATGGCCGCGAGATGATCGGCTGGCTGACCCACCTGCAGCACACGCGCGGCAAGCATGTCTGGTTCGTCGGCATCCTCGACGAGCGGCTCGACGACTTCAATCGCAAGGTCTTCCAGCCGCAGATCGACGGCTCGAAGACCGGGCTCGAGCTGCCCGGCATCGTCGACCAGGTCATCACCATGGCCGACATCCCGGACCCCGGCGGCCAGCCGCAGCGCACTTTCGTCTGCCAGACACTGAACCCCTGGGGCTATCCGGCCAAGGATCGCTCCGGTCGCCTCGACAGGGTCGAGGCCCCGCATCTCGGACGGCTGATGGAGAAGATCCAGCGCCCCGCGGCGCCTGCCTCCGAACGTCTGACCTGGCCGCCGGTGACCCCGGCCGATCCCGCGCCCGCGCAGGAGCCCGGCCATGGCTGAGCGCATCTCGCCATGCCCGGTGTCCCGATCCGGTCGCCGGGGTGGCTTTCCCCTTCTGACGCCGCTGCGCGTCCCATCCTGCAACAGATAAGGAGCCGCGCAATGTCCGGACCCTGGAACGACTTCAACTCCGCCCAATCCAACACCAACGTCATCCCCAAGGGCACGCTCGCCAAGGTGCGCCTGACGCTCCGCCCCGGCGGCTTCGACGACCCCTCGCAGGGCTGGACCGGCGGCTGGGCGCGCCGCGCCGCCACCGGCGCCGTCTATCTCGACGCCGAATACACGGTGGTCGAGGGTCCCTATGCCCGGCGCAAGGTCTGGTCGCTGATTGGCCTCTACAGCCCCAAGGGCCCCGACTGGGCGAACATGGGGCGCGGCCTGATCCGCGGCATCCTCAACTCGGCGCGCGGCGTGTCCGACAAGGACAACTCGCCCGAGGCGCAGGCGCGCCGCCGCATCAACGGCTTCGGCGATCTCGACGGGGTCGAGTTCATCGCCCGCATCGACATCGGCACCGACACCAACGGCGAGGACAAGAACGAGATCCGCGCTGCTGTCACCCCCGATCACCGCGACTACGCCGCGCTGATGGGCACGGCCGCGCCGCAGTTCACTGCCGCCCCGGCGCAGGGCCACGCCCCGCAGCAGCCCGCCACGGCCACCCAGCCCAGTCAGCCCGCGTCCGCCCCCGGCGCCGCCGGGCGGCCGAGCTGGGCGCAGTAAGGGGGAGACCGATCATGCGCCTGCGCCCCCGCCAGAAGACCTTCGTCGAGCGCAGCGTGGCTGCGCTCGCCTCCCGCGGCAACACGCTGGGCGTGGCGCCCACCGGTGCGGGCAAGACCATCATGCTCTCGGCGGTCACCGGCGAGATGATCGGCGACGGCGCCAAGGCTTGCGTGCTGGCCCATCGCGACGAGCTGACGGCGCAGAACCGCGCCAAGTTCCAGCGCGTGGTGCCTGGCGTCGCCACCTCCGTCATCGACGCCACGGAGAAGTCATGGGGCGGCCAGGTCGCCTTCGCCATGGTGCCGACGCTGGCGCGCGCCTCTAACCTCGCCGACATGCCGCGTCTCGACCTGCTGGTTGTCGACGAGGCGCACCATTCCGTCGCCGATAGCTATCGCCGTATCATCGACCGGGTGCGCGAAGCCAATCCCGACGCCCGCATCTTCGGGGTCACGGCGACGCCGAACCGTGGCGACAGGAAGAGCCTGCGCGAGGTTTTCGACAATGTCGCCGATCAGGTGCGGCTGGGCGAGTTGATCGCCTCGGGCCATCTGGTGCCGCCGCGCACCTTCGTCATCGACGTGGGTGTGCAGGACGAGCTCCGCTCGGTCCGCAAGACGATGTCGGATTTCGACATGGCGGAGGTGGCGGGCATCATGGACCGCGCCCCCGTCACCGACGAGGTGATCCGCCACTGGAAGGAGAAGGCAGGCGACCGGCAGACCGTGGTGTTCTGCTCCACCGTCGCGCACGCCGAACACGTCACTGAGGCGTTCAGGGCAGCGGGCGTTTCCGCCGCGCTGATCCACGGCGATCTGGCGGCCGAGACCCGCAAGGCGATCCTATCCGACTACGCCGCGGGGGACATCCGCGTCGTGGTCAACGTGGCGGTGCTGACCGAGGGCTGGGACCATCCGCCCACCTCCTGCGTCGTGCTGCTGCGGCCCAGCTCCTACAAGTCCACGATGATCCAGATGGTCGGGCGCGGCCTGCGCACCGTCGACCCCGAGGAACATCCCGGAATCGTCAAGACCGACTGCATCGTGCTGGATTTCGGCACCTCGAGCCTGATCCACGGCACGCTGGAACAGGATGTCGATCTCGACGGCAAGACCGAAACCGGCGCGGCGCCGACAAAGACCTGTCCTGCCTGCGAGGCGGAGATCCCGCTGGCTGCCACAGAATGCCCGCTCTGCGGTGAGGCGTTCCCCCGCGAGGATCTGGATGCGGGCGAAGGCGGGGACGCCGCGCCGCTCTCGGGCTTCATGATGACGGAGATCGACCTGCTGAAGCGGTCCAGCTTCGCGTGGGTCGACCTCTACGGCACCGACGATGCGCTAATGGCAACAGGCTTCGCGGCCTGGGGCGGCATCTTCTGGCTGGATGGGGTCTGGTACGCCATCGGCGGGGCGAAGGGCGAACGCCCTCACCTGTTGGGTGTCGGCGAGCGCACGGTCTGCCTCGCGCAGGCAGACGACTGGCTGAACACCCACGAGACCGACGAGAGCGCCTTCAAGACCCGGTCCTGGCTGCGCCAGCCGCCGACCGAGAAGCAGCTGCAGTACCTGCCGCCCGAGTGCCGGCATGACTTCGGCCTGACGCGCTACCGCGCCTCCGCGCTGATGACCTTCGGCTTCAACAAGCGCGCTATCCGCCAGTTGATCGACAACTCGGCCAGCCCCGAACGGAGGGCGGCATGATCCATGACCTCCTCCACCCCCATCACGGCCGAGGACCGGCGGCGGCTCTGGCATCCGCGTGGGACGCTCTGTGCTGTCTGCCGGCAACCCACCCGTGGTTTTGGCTGGTTCGATCCGCACCGGTCGAAGCAGCCCCGGCCTTCGGTCTGGTTCTGCTCGATGTCCTGCCAGTCCTTCTGGACGCGTCTGGCGCGGGAGCGTTTCGCCATGGTTGACCTGACCGAGGAGGAGCGCGCCGCGATCACCGCCACCATGAAGCGCATGGCGCTGCTGATGGACGAGATCGGCTGGGCCACACCGCTCGGCGAACTGACCGAGGCGCAGGTGCGCGCGCTGATCGAGGAAGCCGTCGAGGGCTTCCGCGAGGCCATGTCCGACATCGCCCGGGCGCAGACGCCGGAGGTGCCGTTTTGACCAAGCTCTGCACGAAATGCGGCGTCAAGAAGGACGTCTGCGAGTTCGGACGCCGCCGGCTCAGTCCCGATGGTCGGCAGACCTGGTGCCGGGATTGCCGCCGGGAATACCAGCGTGCCTATGCGCAGAACTTCCGCAATCCCGAGAAGCATCGGGAGGCGCAGCGTCGCTATCGCCTGCGCCACGCCGAGAAATATCGGGCCCACAGCATCGTCAGGCGTGCCGTCAAGGCTTGTCGGATCGTCGTGCCGGTCTGGTGTCAGCGATGTGGCTGCGTGACCGACCTCGAAGCGCATCACCACGACTATGACGCGCCGCTCTCGGTCGAATGGCTCTGCTCGACCTGCCACGGGCTCGCCCACCGCAGCTACGAGGGAGGACAGCATGCTGGACTATAACCGCCGCCCCAGCTTCGCTGACCGGGTCAACGCCGCCGTCGATCAGGCGCTCACCGCCGATCAGGCCATGCGGCCGCCCCGCGACTATCTCGGAGGCTCACGCCTGGGCCATGCCTGCGAGCGGGCCCTGCAGTTCGAGTTCACGGCGACGCCGAAGGACGAGGGCCAGGACTTCTCGGGCCAGTCGCTGCGCATCTTCGCCATCGGCCATGCGCTCGAGGATCTGGCCGTCGCCTGGCTGCGCGGCGCGGGCTTCGACCTCTACACCCGCAAGGGCAACCGGCCAGATGGCGGCCAGTTCGGCTTCTCCGTCGCGGGCGGACGCATCCGCGGTCATGTCGACGGCATCATCGCGGCCGGGCCCGAAGGCTTCGGTCTCGCCGTTCCCGCGCTCTGGGAATGCAAGACCATGAACGCCAAGAACTGGCGCGCCTGCGTCAAGGACGGCGTGAGCAAGTCGAAGCCGGTCTATGCCGCCCAGATCGCGGTCTATCAAGCCTACATGGAAACCAGCGTGCCCGGCATCAGCGCCGCGCCCGCGCTCTTCACCGCGATCAACAAGGACACGGCCGAAATGCACCATGAGCTGGTGCCTTTCGACGCCGATCTCGCGCAGCGCATGTCCGACCGGGGCGTGCGGATCCTGCAGGCGACCGATGCGGGCGAGTTGCTGCCCCGCGTCGCCACCACGCCCGACTTCTTCGATTGCCGCTTCTGCCCTTGGTCCGAGCGCTGCTGGAGGCTGCCGGCATGAGCGACGACGGCATCCTGCATTTCAACCCGTGGATGGACTTCAACGACGGGCCACCGTCCGAGAACCCCTTCGGCTGCGACCCTGATCCCGAGCAGATCGCCGTGTTCCTCGACACCGTGTTCAGCTGGTGCGAGGGGCTGATCCCGCTACGCGGCTTCGTCGACAAGGGTCAGGGCCGGGACGGCAAGCCGCACAACATCTGGATCCCGGGCGACGACAGCGCGCCCGAGAAACTCGCAACCTTCGCCGGATGGGCGAACCGCGAGGGTGCCGCCGTCTATGTCATCCCCGGCACGGTCGAGGAACAGGGCCAGGCACGCGCCGCCGACGTGCTGCAGATGCAGGCCATCGTCGTCGATCTCGACGCGGGCGATATCCCGGCCAAGCTCGACCATGTCACCCGCCACCTAGGCGCGCCCACGCTGATCATCGAGAGCGGCGGGCGGACGCCCGAGGGTGCGGCCAAGCTCCATGTCTGGTGGAAACTGACCGAACCCGCCGAGGGCGAAGATCTGACCACCCTCTGCCGCCTGCGCGGCGAGATCGCCGTGAAGGTCGGCGGCGACACGCATTTCCGCTCGGCGCACCAGCCGATCCGGGTGCCCGGCACCGTCTATCACAAGCACGGCCACCAGCGCCTCGTGCAGATCCGCGAACAGCGTGACGTCGAAGTCGACCTTGCGGACTTCGCCGAGAAGGTCGCCGAGATGCCGCCGCTGCCCGGTGTGGGCTTCGAGAGCCACGTTGCCGCGCCGACCGCGAAGCCCGGCATCGACGCGGTGCTCACGACGCCGGTGCGCGAAGGCGCGGTTGACGACTGGTCCCGGTTCCAGGGGGCCAGCGCCGCCATCGGCCATTACGTGCGCCTCGTGCACGAGGGTCGCCTCGACCCGTTCGCGGGCTGGGAGGCGATCTGCGGCTACAACGCCGCCATGCTGCGCCCGTCCTGGCCGCTTGATCGGCTGAAGGCCGAGTCCGAACGGCTCTGGGCGCTGCATGTGAAGCGCAACGGTCCGCCGCTCCTGCGCGCAGCCCACATCGATGCTCCGGCCAGCCCGCTGCCGACATTCAGCCTCGGCGCGCTGCTCGACGACACCAGTCCGATGCCGGAGGACATCATCGGCCCCCGCGTGCTGACACCTGGCGGGCTCCTGGTGCTGGGCGGCGCGCCCAAGGTCGGCAAGAGCGACTTCCTGATCTCCTGGCTCGTGCACATGGCGGCAGGCGTGCCCTTCCTCGGCTTCACGCCGCCCCGGCCGCTGCGCGTGTTCTACCTTCAAGCCGAGATCCAGTATCACTATCTGCGCGAGCGCATGCAGCAGATCGCGCTGCCCGCCACCGTGATCGCCGCCGCGCGCGACACCTTCATCGCCACCCCGAAGCTGAAGCTGCTGCTCGACGCCGAGGGCGTCGCCCGCGTGGCCGACCCGATCCGGGTCGCATTCCCCGACGCGCCGCCCGACATCATCGTCATCGACCCGATCCGGAACCTCTTCGACGGTGGACCAGACGGCGGCGGCGAGAACGACAACACCGCCATGATGTTCTTCCTGAAGGACCGGGTGGAGCTACTGCGCGAGGCGGTCAATCCGGAGGCGGGCGTCATCCTCGCCCACCACACCCGCAAGGCCAGCAAGCATCAGGTCAAGGACGACCCGTTCCTCGCCCTCTCCGGCGCCAGCGCGCTGCGGGGTTTCTACACCTCCGGGCTGCTCATGCACCGACCCGACGAGGACAGCACCGTCCGCAGGCTGGAGATCGAGCTTCGAAACGGGCCCGCGCTGCCAGGGAAGCTGATCGACAAGGTGAAGGGCGAGTGGGTCGAGCTGAACCCGATGAACGAGCGCCTGGTGCGCAAGGAGGTCGGCGCCAGGCTCGATGCCGAACGGCTGCGCAAGCACGATGTCATCCTCGGCATGCTGCTGGATGAGGCGGCAAGCGAGCGCCTCTACACCGCCATGCAGTTCGCCGAGACCTTCGAGAACCGGGGCGGCCTGGGCAGCAAGCACACCATCCGCGAGCGGCTCAGCGTGCTGGCGACCAAGGGCTTCGTGAAGTTCCTGCGCGACCCCTCTGGGTTCGGTTTCCCCATCACCCGGTCGCGGTTCGGCTACCTCTGCGTGGAGGGCATGCAGTTCGGCACGCCCGTCGAGGAGATCGATCCGGCCACCGGCGAGGTCACCACAACCGCCCGTCCGGTCCTGCCCAGCCACTTCAAATGCCCCCAGTCCGGGCTCTGCCTGCAGGTCGAAAACCCCGCCGTCTGGGTCTACCCGGAGGGGCTCGAGGACGACCTCACTCATATGAGTGAGGCCTGACTCATATGACAGCGCCAACTGTGCACTCAACGAAATCAATGGGTTGCGGGGAAATAAGAGTCAGGTCCCTAACTCATGCCCGAAGACTTCATAAAGTCTTATTCCGCAATGATTTCAGTTACTTGAACACCTCGAAACAGTTAGGTGTCAAACCCCCATACTACGTATGGGAGGGCCACCCCACAGGGTTGGCCACTCCTCCCATACGTCCGGGCCAGCCGCGCGCGCCGCCGTGACGGTCTGTTGTGCTTCCCGATCCGACGACGGCGGCCCCGTACCGCCAAGCACCAGACCGCCGTCGTCTTCCACCACCACAGGCCACCGGCAAAGGAGACCCATCATGGCTCAGCCGACTCTGATCCCCAATTGCGACGGCGCAAGGTTTGAATCGCTGCCGCTCGACACCCCTCGCAACCGCTGCATCCTCGCGCTCGACCTCGGCACCTCGACTGGCTGGGCGATCCGCGGCCATGACGGTCTGATCACCAGCGGCACCGTCTCGCTGCGCCCCGGCCGCTTCGACGGCGGCGGCATGCGCTACCTGCGCTTCACCAACTGGCTGACCGAGATCGACCGGCTGTCGGGGCCCGTCGCCGCGATCTGGTTCGAGGAGGTCCGCCGTCACGCCGGCACCGACGCGAGCCACATCTACGGCGGGCTCATGGCCACGCTGACCGCATGGGCCGAGCTGCGCGGCGTGCCCTACGAGGGCGTCCCGGTCGGCACGATCAAGCGCCACGCCTCGGGCAAGGGCAACGCCGATAAGGCCGCGATGATCGCCGCCGTCCGCGCCCGCGGCTTCAGCCCCGCCGACGATAACGAGGCCGATGCCATCGCCCTGCTGCTCTGGGCGATCGAGACGAAGGGAGGTGTCGCATGAGATGGCATCCCCACGGCTACGGCGGCCGACGCCGGGATCCCGAGCAGGTCAAGCGCGAGGGCTGGAAGGAACAGGGCGTCCTCGCGGTCTCCGCCGATGACGACCGCCTCACCTGGCCCGAGCGTGAACTGGTCCGCCAGCTGGGCGAAAAGCTCTACGGCCCGCGCCCTTCCGACAGGGAGGCGCGCCATGGCTGATCGCGAATGGACCGCCGACTGCGTCGCCGATCATTTCGAGGAGGCGTTCCGCACCCTGGGCAAGCTGCCGCCGGTCAAGGCGCAGGGCTACTTCAACACCTGGCCCGACATCGTGCGGACCAGCCGCGAGATCGCGGCGATGGAGCCGCAGCCGATGCGGGTCTGGCCCTCGGCCGCCGCGATCACCCGGCTCGAGCAGACCTTCGATTGGGTGCTCTGGATCGAGGAGGCGGAGCGCAAGCTCGTCTGGTCCCGCGCGGCCCGTGTGCCGTGGAAGCAGATCAGCGGTGAGCTGGGGTGCGACCGCACGACCGCATGGCGGCGCTGGCAGCTCGCGCTGACCAAGATCGCTGCGCGCCTGAATGCGCAGTGACTCCAATGTGTTGCAACACTTTTTCCTTCGACATCTGCAACATGATCGTGCTATTCCGAAGGCAAGATGGGGAGAGTGCGCTGGAAAGCCCGCTCTCCCCTTTGCGTTGACGGGGACCTACTGGACCCCGGTATCCAGCAAGGGTCCGGCCGGGGTCCAGCCCGAGGCAGTTTCCGGTTCCTTCCTGGCGACATTCGTATGCTGGCGGGCGAAGCGCGGGACATCGCCAGCGACAGGGCCGGATTTTTGGGAAGCCACCCGGAAGCCGGAGCCACCCGTGCCCCGCGCAAACACCAATGAATGCTGGCCTTCCGACCGGACACCGCTGGTAGCCGCTGGACCCCGTGTGGAGTCCAGCACGGCATCCGGAGTCCGGAAGCCACCGGCATCCACCCGATCGAGGAACCTTGCCCACCATGACGCTGAGCTTCGCCCCGGACGTGATCGAGACGTGGCCGCTCTCGCGCCTCCAGCCCTACGCGAAGAACGCGAAGGCGCACGGGCCGGACCAGGTCGCCAAGATCGCCGCCAGCATGGCCGAGTTCGGCTGGACCGTGCCGTGCCTCGTCGGCGAGGACGGCGAGCTGATCGCGGGCCATGGGCGCGTGCTGGCGGCAACCCAGCTTGGACTGACCGACGCGCCGGTCATCGTGCTCGGGCATCTCACCGAGGCGCAGCGGCGGGCGTACCGCATCGCGGACAACAAGCTGACCGAACTCGGAACGTGGGACGAGGCGCTGCTGTCGGCCGAACTGAACGACCTGCTGGCCGAGGATTTCGACCTGTCGCTGGTCGGTTTCTCCGACGGCGAGTTGGACAAGCTGCTGGCCTACGTCGCGGAAGACGACGGTGAAGAAGGTGGCGCCGGGGGCTCCGTGCCGCCGGTGACCATTCCCGAGCCGCCGCGCAATCCGGCATCGCGAACGGGCGACCTGTGGATCCTCGGCGATCACCGACTGCTTTGCGGCGACAGCACCAGCGTTTCCGATGTGCGCCGCCTGATGAATGGCGAGCGGGCGATCCTGTTCGCCACCGACCCGCCGTATCTTGTGGATTACGACGGCTCGAACCATCCGACCCGCAACAAGGACTGGTCTGCGTCCTACGGCACGACCTGGGATGACAGTTCGCAGGGGGCCGAGCTTTACGACGGCTTCATCGCGGCCGCTGTCGCCGAGGCGATCACCGAGGATGCCGCCTGGTACTGCTGGCACGCTTCGCGCCGCCAGGCGATGCTGGAGGCCTGCTGGGAAAAGGCCGGGGCCTTCGTCCATCAGCAGATCATCTGGGTGAAGGACCGCGGGGTTCTGACCCGCTCGCACTACCTCTGGAAGCACGAGCCCTGCTTCATGGGCTGGCGCCGTCCGAACCGCCCGCCGAAGGTGGCCGAGCAGACGCTGCCCTCGACCTGGGAGATGCCGTCCTTCGCCAAGGACGAGCGCCCCGACCACCCGACGCCGAAGCCGCTCGACGCCTTCGGCATCCCGATGCGCCAACATGTGGCGCGCGGCGGCCTCTGCTACGAACCGTTCTCCGGCTCGGGCTCACAGATCATGGCGGGCGAAGCCAATGGCCGCCGCGTCTTCGCGATGGAAATCAGCCCGGCCTATGTCGATGTCGCGGTGGAACGCTGGCAGGCCGAGACCGGGCGCGACGCGATCCTCGATGGCGATGGACGGACCTTCGCTGAGGTGAGAACCGAGCGGCTGGGCGACGACGCCGATGCCCCGGCCGATGCGCCAGCAAAGGACGCAGCCCCCGAACCCGCGCGAAAGCGCAAGTCCGCCGCATGAAGCAGTCACGCTTCATGTCTCTGGTCGAGTTCGTCGCCAACGTGATCGTCGGCTACGGCGTCGCGGTCATGACGCAGATCCTGATCTTCCCGATCTTCGGCCTGCACACGACGCTGGCGCAGAACCTGAAGATGGGCGCCATCTTCACTATCGTGTCGATAGCGCGTTCCTTCGCCTTGAGGCGGGTGTTCGAGGCGATCCGGATGCGGACCGCCAAATGATCGACCGCCGCCCCGGCGGGACGGCGGCCATCGACTTGTCGGCGTCCGGCGCGTCAGGCAGCGGGGAGTTTGTAAACGCGCCCCCGGCTCTCGACCTTCTCCGAGGTCACCTCGAGCCCGAGTTTCTTCTTCAGCGCCCCGGCCATCGCGCCGCGCACCGTGTGAGACTGCCAGCCCGTCGCGGCCATGATCTCCTCGATGGTCGCGCCGTCCGGCGCGCGCAGCATGGCGATCAGCGTGGCCTGCTTGGTGCCCTCGCGGGGCGTGCGCGCCTTGGGCGCGGGTTTTGGTTCAGTGGGGGTGTTCGGCGCGGGCTGTTCGCTCGGCACGTCCGTCGCGCCCGCAGGCGCGGTGTTCGCGTCCTCGGACTCAATCCCGATGGCGGCGAGGCCTGCGTCGGTGGCGACCAGCGTGACGCCGTGGCCGTCACCGGTCTCGCGCCAGACGGGTTCGCCCTTGCGCATGTCCGCGTCGGCCTCCTGCAGGAAGCCCTTGGCGAGCATCGCGCCGACCACCTTGGCGGCAGCGCCGCCGCGCAGGCTTTCGGGCAGCGGCAGGGCGCTGCGGTCCTCGCGCCGTGCGGCAGAGCTGAGGATGATGGCTTGGGTGTCGGAAAGCTTGGTCATGGGGTCGTCTCCGTATTCGGGTCCGCGTCATGCGGCGCCTTCTACGACCACGAGCCGCGCGGGGCGCGCGGCGGGAGTTCCGGCAGCGCCGGAGATCAGCGGGCGTGTTCGCCCTCGCCGAAGGCGCTGTCGGTGATGCGCTTCAGGAGGCTGGCGTAGTGTTCGAGGGTACCGACCATGGCCCAGCCCGCCTCGTCGGGGGCGCACTTGAAATGGTCGTCGCTGAGTGCCTGCAGGCGGGCGAGCATCTCGTCGATCTCGGCCTTCTTGCCGATGAAGGCCGCGAGCGCGGCTTCCTTGTTCCGGCGCGCCTTCTCGGCGCGGAGTTCGTGGCGCGGGGTGGTGATCGGGTTCAGGCGCGTGGTCATCGTGGTGGCTCCTTGGTGAGTTGCATCGCTTCGCTGGAGTGACGTTCGCTCTCTCCGCAGCGCTTATCAACTCGACAAGCGCATGATCTTGAATGATAATCGGAGCCGCCGATGCAGGGCATGAGCGAGCGCCAGTACGCCGCCCATGTCGGGCTGTCGCGGGGCGCGATCCAGAAGGCGAAGACGGCCGAGCGGCTGGTCCTCTATCCCGACGGCAGCATCAACGCGGCCGCCAGCGACGCCAGGCGTGCCGAGACGACGGACCCGTCCAAGACCCGCAAGCCGCTCGCACCGAAGATGAAGCCCGTCCCCGAGGCGGCCGTGGCCGCGGTCGGCGACACGCTGCGCGAACAGGGTCTGGCGGTCCCCGCGGTCGGCAGCGGCACGACCTTTCTGCAGGCGAAGACCGCGAACGAGGTGCTGAAGGCGCAGGAGCGGCGCGTACGGCTGCAGAAGCTGAAGGGGGAGTTGATCGAGCGGGCCCGCGCGCTGGCGCTGGTGTTCCGCCTGGCGCGGGAGGAACGGGACGCGTGGGTGAACTGGCCCGCGCGCGCGGCGGCGCTGATGGCGGCAGAACTCTCGGCCTCGTGCAGCGACGCGACGGGCCAGCAGATCACCGTGGAGCCAGCCGCGATGCAGAAGGTCCTGGAGAAACATGTACGCGCCCACCTCCACGAACTCGCCGAGGTCCGGCCCGACTTCCGGTGAGAGCGGCGATGGCCTGACGGACTTCGACGGCGCGGGAGAGATCCTGCGCGCCTGGGGCAACGGGCTGCGGCCCGACCCGGACCTGACCGTCTCAGAATGGGCCGATCGGCACCGGATGCTCTCGGGTCGCGCCTCGGCCGAACCCGGGCGGTATCGCACGGTTCGCACGCCATACATGCGCGAGATCATGGACCGGCTGAGCCCCGGCGATCCCACGCAGCGGGTTGTGTTCATGAAGGCCGCACAGGTCGGCGCGACCGAGGCGGGGAACAACTGGATCGGGTTCGCGATCCACCAGGCGCCGGGACCGATGCTGGCGGTCCAGCCGACGGTGGAATTGGCGAAACGCAACTCGCGCCAGCGGATCGATCCGCTGATCGACGAAAGTCCGGAGCTGCGGGAGCGGGTCAAACCGGCCCGGTCCCGCGACGCGGGCAACACGATGCTGTCGAAGGAGTTCGCCGGCGGCATCCTGATCATGACGGGCGCGAACTCGGCGGTCGGGCTGCGCTCGACCCCGGCGCGCTACATCTTCCTCGACGAGGTCGATGCCTATCCCGCCTCGGCCGACGAGGAAGGCGATCCGGTCACGCTGGCGGAAGCGCGGTCGCTGACCTTTGCGCACCGGCGCAAGGTGCTGCTCGTCTCGACGCCCACCATCCGTGGCCTGAGCCGGATCGAACGGGAATACGATGCGTCCGACCAACGCCGGTTCTTCGTGCCGTGCCCGCATTGCGGCGCGATGCAATGGCTGAAGTTCGACCGGCTGCGCTGGCAGAAGGGCCGCCCGGAGACGGCGGAGTATCACTGCGAGGGCTGCGACGCGGCAATCGCGGAACACCACAAGACGGCGATGCTGGAGGGCGGCGCATGGCGGGCGACCGCCACGGCCGCCGATCCGACCACGGTCGGGTATCACCTCTCGGCGCTCTATTCGCCGATCGGCTGGCTGAGCTGGGAGCGGATCGTGCGGGCATGGGACGCGGCGCAGGGTTCGGACGAGGCGATCAAGGCGTTCCGCAACACGATCCTCGGCGAGACTTGGGTCGAGACCGGCGAAGCGCCGGACTGGCAGCGGCTCTATGACCGGCGCGAACGCTGGACATCCGGCACAGTGCCCGCGGGCGGGCTGTTCCTGACCGCCGGGGCCGACGTGCAGAAGGACCGGATCGAGGTCGATGTCTGGGCCTGGGGCCGCGGGCTCGAAAGCTGGCTCGTCGATCACGTCGTGATCGAGGGCGGGCCGGATCGGCATGACGCCTGGTCGGAGCTGACTGCGCTGCTCGACCGATCCTGGCCGCACGAACGCGGCGCGCATCTCAGGATCGCGCGGCTCGCCATCGACACGGGCTACGAGGCCCCGGCGGTCTATTCCTGGTCGCGGGCGCAAGGCTTCGCGCAGGTGTCGCCGGTCAAGGGCGTCGAGGGGTTCAACCGCTCGAGCCCGGTGTCGGGTCCGACCTTCGTCGATGCGACCGAGGGCGGCAAACGCCTGCGGCGTGGCGCGCGGCTCTGGACCGTGGCGGTGTCGACCTTCAAGGCCGAGACCTATCGGTTCCTTCGGCTCGAACGGCCGACCGAAGAGGATATGGCCAAGGGCGCGGCGTTCTCGCCCGGCACGGTGCATCTGCCGCATTGGGTCGAGAACGAATGGCTGAAGCAGTTCGTCGCCGAACAGCTGGTAACGGTGCGCACGAAGCGCGGCTTCGCCCGGCTGGAATGGCAGAAGCTGCGCGAGCGCAACGAAGCGCTGGATTGCCGGGTCTATGCCCGCGCCGCCGCCTGGATCGCGGGCGCGGATCGCTGGCCCGACGAGAAATGGCGCGACCTCGAGGATCAGCTCGGGGCGGCGCCAACGGAAATGGATGGCGCAGGGCGGGTCAACCGACCGCAATCCGCACCCCAGGGAAAGCGGCAGTCGGACTGGCTGGGTCGACGCGGAGGATGGTTCTGACATGACCGACTGGACGGAAACGGAGCTCTCGGCGCTTCGCCGGGCCTACGCCAGCGGCACGACCCGGGTCAGCTATGACGGCAAGTCGGTGGACTACGGCTCGGCCGAGGATCTGCTCGCCCGCATCCGCACCATCGAGCGCGCCATCGCCGGGACAACCCGACCGCTGCCGGTGGCTGGGCTCGCGGGCTTCTCGCGCGGGGATCAGTGATGTCGGCGACCTGGCTCGACCACGCCATCGCATCGGTGGCGCCGCGCATGGCCGCACGTCGCGTTATGGCCCGGCAGGCCTTCGAGACCCTGACGCGGGGCTATGACGGCGCCGCGCGCGGGCGGCGCACCGAAGGCTGGCGCGCGCCGGGATCCTCGGCCGACACCGAGATCGGCGTGGCCGGGGCGCTCTTGCGTGACCGGATGCGCGACCTCGTGCGCAACAACCCGCATGCGGCGAAGGCCGTGGCGGTGCTGGTGAACAACATCGTCGGCGCGGGCATCATGCCCCGCGCCGCCAGCGGCGACGACACGCTGGACCGGAAGGTGGATACGCTGTTCGAGCGCTGGACGGCGGACTGCGACGCCGATGGTCAGCTCGACTTCTACGGCCTGCAGACGCTGATCTGCCGCGAGATGGTCGAGGCGGGCGAGGTCCTGGTGCGCCGCCGTCTGCGGCGAGCGAGCGACGGACTGCCGGTGCCGCTGCAATTGCAGGTGCTGGAGGCCGACTTCCTCGACGCCACCAAATCCGGCGCCCTCGGCGCGGGGCGGCTGGTGCAGGGGATCGAGTTCGACCCGGTCGGCAAGCGCCGGGCCTACTGGCTTCATGCCGAACATCCGGGCGATGCCTATGGCGCCTTGCAGAACGGTCTGCAGAGCCGCCCGGTCCCGGCGACCGAGATCGCCCACATCTATGAGAAGCAGCGCACGCAGGCGCGCGGCGTCCCGTGGGGCGCGCCGGTGATCCGGTCCTTGCGCGATCTCGACGACTACGAGGTGGCGGAACTGGTCCGCAAGAAGACCGAGGCCTGCGTCACCGCCATCGTCTTTGGCGACGACGAGGCGCAGCAGGGCATCGCGCCCTCGGTGGTCGACGCCGATGGCAACCGGGTCGAGCAGTTCGAGCCGGGGCTGATCGCCTATGCGCGGGGCGGCAAGGACATCCGGTTCAACCAGCCCTCCGCCACCGGTGGCTACGGCGAATACAAGCGCGCCAGCCTGCACACGATCTCGGCCGGGTTCCGGGTGCCCTACGAGCTGCTGACCGGCGACCTCAGCCAGGTCAACTATTCCTCGATCCGGGCGGGGCTCGTCGAGTTCCGCCGCCAGATCGACGCCGTGCAGTGGCAGCTCTTCATTCCGATGTTCTGCGCACCCGTCTGGCGCTGGTTCACGGAAGCCGCGTGGGCGGCGGGGCAGATCCCGTCGCCGACCGTGCCGGTCGAATGGTCGCCGCCAAAGTTCGAGGCGGTCGATCCGCAGAAGGACGCGATGGCGAACCTGCTGTCGATCCGCTCGGGCACCATGACGCTGGCCGAGGTGATTGCGAAACAGGGCCGCAACCCGGATGCGGTGCTGGCCGAGATCGCGGCGACCAACGCCAAGCTCGATGCGCTGGGGCTGGTGCTCGACAGCGATCCGCGCCGCGTCACGAAAACCGGCAGCGCGCAGACCGGCGATCCGGCGAACGATCCCGCCGCTGACGACACCACCGCCGACGACCCAGCTGCCGACGCGGACAATGACCCGGCGCAGGCCGACCAACAGGACTGACCCCATGGACACGATGATCGAACTGCCGGCCATGCGCCGGTCGGCGGAGCTTGCGCCGAACACGGCCGATGCCGACAGCCGCACCGTCGAGGTGGTCTGGTCGGCCGGGGCCCGCGTCCGCCGCGCCACCTTCTTCGGCGAGCCCTATGACGAGGAGCTGAGCCTCGACCCGGCCCATGTCCGCCTCGACCGGCTGAACGCGGGCGCGCCCTTCCTCAAGGTGCACGAGCTCGACACGCTGGATGCGGTGATCGGCTCGGTCGTTCCGGGCTCGGCGCGGATCGAGAACGGCCGCGGCATCGCGCTGGTGCGGATCAGCGAGCGCGCCGATGTCGAACCGATCTGGCGCGACATCCAGGCCGGGCACATCCGCGCGGTCTCCATCGGCTATCAGGTCCACCGCTTCGAGGTCTCGAAGCCCGAGGCGGCCCGGGAGCTTTGGCGGGCCGTGGACTGGACGCCCTTCGAGGTCTCCGCCGTCGCGGTCGGCGCCGACCCCGCCGCCGGTTTCCGCGCCCAGCACCCCCTTCACGACTGCGTCCTCCACCGCCGGGACGCCCCTTCCACAACGAAAGGACCGATCCCGATGACGGACAAGACGGAAACCCCGGCGAGCGACGCCGCAAACCCCACCACCAACCAGCCGACCGAGCCGGTCGAAACCGAGGACACCCCCATGACCGAGCCGAAAGCGGCTGCGTCCGATCCCAAGGTCGCTGCAGTCGAAACCCGGGCACAGCCCCACGCCGCCCAGACCAGCGCGCCCGACACTGAGGCGGTCGCCACCCGCGCCCGCGAGGCCGAGCGCGACCGCGTCTCCACCATCTATGACTTGGCCGGGCGGCTGAACCTCGAGCGCGGCTTCGCCGAGGATCTGGTGAAGCGCGGCGTCAGCATGGACGAGTCCCGCCGACTGATCCTCGACCAGGTCGCGGCGAAGTCGGACGAGACCCGGACCTTCCCCCATGTTTCCGTCCCCCTCGGCGGCCGGGACGAGCTCATCACCCGCCGCGACGCGGTGGCGAACGCGCTGCTGCACCGCTACAGCCCGACACTGTTCCAGCTGGAGGACGCCGCCCGGCAGTATCGCGGCATGACGCTGCTGGAACTCGCCCGCGAAAGCCTCGGCAACGCTGGCGTGAACACCCGGGGCCTCTCGCGCGACGAGGTGGCGACGCGGGCACTGCATTCGACCTCGGACTTCCCCGAGATCCTGTCGGCGGTGACCAACAAGACCCTGCGGCAGGCCTATGACGCTTATCCCCGGACTTTCGCGCTCTTCTGCCGCCAGGTTCTGGCCACCGATTTCAAGTCCATGCACCGCGTCCAGCTGGGCGAGGCGCCGCAGCTGCTGGAGGTCGGCGAAAGCGGCGAGTTCAAGCGCGGCACGCTGGGCGAGAGCAAGGAGAGCTACAAGGTCAAGACCTATGGCCGGGTGGTCGCCATCACCCGGCAGGTGCTGATCAACGACGATCTCGACGCCTTCACCCGCATCCCGGCGATGTACGGAAACTCCATCGCCCAGCTGGAAAGTGACGTCGTCTGGGGCATCATCACCGCCAACCCGGCCATGGCCGATGGCACGGCGCTGTTCCACGCCAACCACAAGAACCTTGCGGGCACTGGCGCAGCGCTGGCCGTCGATGCGGTGGGCGCGGCCCGTGCGGCGATGGCGCTACAGACCGGCCTCGACAAGAAGACGGTGCTGAACATCCGCCCCGCCTTTCTGATCGTGCCCGCCGCGCTGGAACTGAAGGCCGAGCAGCTGGTCGCCCAGAACCTCGTGCCCGCCGCGACCTCCAGCGTGGTGCCGCAGTCGATCCGCACTCTCTCGCCGATCAGCGAGCCGCGCCTCGATGCCGCCAGCGCCACCGCCTGGTATCTGGCGGCCAGCCCGAACCAGATCGACACCATCGAGTACGCCTACCTCGAGGGTCAGCAGGGCGCCTACATCGAGACGCGCAACGGCTTCGACGTCGATGGCGTCGAGATCAAGTGCCGCCTCGACTTCGGCGCCAAGGCCATCGACTGGCGCGGCCTCTACAAAAATCCTGGGGCGTAGGTCCGGCTGGCTCCCATGACGATCGATGATCGACAGGGCGCGGTGCCGATCCCCGGTTTCCCCGGATACCACGTCGACCTGACCGGCCGGGTCTGGAGCGCGCATCGCAAGGGCAGGATCCCTCGCGGTGCGTGCTCTCGCTGGCTGGACCGCCGCGACTGGACGCTGAGGCGGCCGTGGCGTGACCCAGAGGGGTATCTGCACCACACGCTGGTCCGCGAAACGGCAGGCAGCCGCCAGAGGATCGCCCTGCACATTCTGGTCGCGACCACGTTCCTCGGGTCACGACCGGAGGGGTTGGTCGTCGCCCATCTCGACGGCGACAAGTCCAACAACGGCGTCGAAAACCTCGCCTATGTCACGCAGCGCGAGAACATCGGGCACAAGCGCGACCACGGCACGATGTGCTGCGGCGACCGTTCGCATCTCTCGCGCCTGACCGATCATCAATGCAGCCGGATGCTCGACTGCCTCGGTGCGGGGTTCTCCCGCCGCGAGGTGGCCAGGGCGTTCGGCGTCACCGTCAGCCACGTCGCCGCCCTGAAGACGGGCCGCATCCGAAAGCACCTGACCAATCAGCACGTCTGAGAAAGGATCCTCCCCATGAAAAACTACGTCCAGCCCGGCAACACCATCACCCTGACCGCGCCCTATACCGTCGCCTCCGGCGATGGCCTGCTCGTCGGCTCCATCTTCGGCATCGCCGCCGGAGCGGCCACCCTCGGCGAGCCCGTCGAGACCGCGCTCGTCGGCGTCTTCGACATCACCAAGATCGGCTCGCAGGCCTGGACGGTCGGCACCAAGGTCTATTGGGACGACACCAACAAGCGCTGCACCACGGTAGCGACCGACAACACTCTCATCGGCGTGGCCACCGAGGCGGTGGCGAGCGGCGCCGGCGACACCATCGGCCGGGTGCGCCTGAACGCGGCCTTCTGATGAGCGCCTTCGCCGCCGCAGTGGGCGCGCTCTTCGCGGATCCCAACATCGGCCGAGACGCGATCTACATCGCCGATGGCGGCGCGCCCGTCCTGGTGCGCGGCGTCGCCCGGCGTGCGGATGTCGTCTCCGACTTCGGCGACGCGCGTCTCTGGTCCGAGACCACCCGGGTCGACCTGCGCGTCGCCGAGGTGACGAACCCGCGCGCGGGCGACCGCATCGAGATCGACGGGGATGCCTTCCTCATCCAGGGCGAGCCCGTTCGTGACCGCGAGCGGCTGGTCTGGACCGTCGATCTGAGGCCCGCGTGAAACTGAAGCTCGATATCGATCCCGACATCGTCGCGATGATGGCGGCCGAAGTCGCGGCGGGCGAACGCGCTGTCACGGCCGCCATGCGCGAGGCCGGTCCCGGGCTGAAGACGGCGTGGCGGCTGCAGATCACTGGCGCGGGGCTCGGGCCCCGGCTCGCCAACTCGATCCGAAGCCAGAACTTCCCGAGGTCGGGCGAGAGCCTGGAAGCCGCGGCGCTGGTCTGGTCGAAAGCACCGGTCATCGTGGGTGCGCATGACACCGGCCCGCTGATCCGCTCGAAAGACGGGTTCTGGCTGGCGATCCCGTTGCCCGCGGCGGGCAAATCCCTGCGCGGCAGCCGCATCACGCCCGGCGAATGGGAGCGCCGCCGCGGGCTGCGCCTGCGCTTCGTCTATCGCCGCACCGGCCCGAGCCTGCTGGTGGCGGAGGGGCGGCTGAACACGAAGGGTCAGGCGGTGGTGTCGCGCTCGAAGACCGGGCGCGGCAAGGTCACCGCGCCGATCTTCCTGCTGGTTCCGCAGGTCAAGCTGCCGAAGCGGCTCGACCTCGCGCGGGATGCAGACCGGACGTTGAACAGCGTGCCGGGGCTGATCGTGGCGAATTGGGTGGAGGGGAGGCTGTAGATGGCCTAAGCCGAAAGAAATGGCGGAGTTATCCATGAGGTCAGAAACTGTTCTCGAGAGATTGCTTGAATCTCCCCCGGTCAGATTGAACGCGTTGCCTACCGATCAGGGCATATATGCCTTGTACGATCATGAAGGCGTGGCCCGCTACATCGGAGTGACAGAGATGGGTCTGAGAAGGCGGATCCATGACTACCATGTTGGTGGAGATGGAAATAGCCACAAGTTCTCCACGATATACAATGCGGGGCGCATGTTTCACACGCGGGGCGACCTGTTTACACATGCTGGAGACGGGCGCGCTGCAAAAGAGCTTCGACGTATGTTTTCGAGAAGATATTGCAGTGCAGTCGGTATGCCTCTGCAACATTGTTCGAAAACAGAACTCTACGCTCTCGAAACTCAAGTTAGGCGGATTGCGCCGAAGCATGCGCTTAGTTGGAATGACGCTCGCGCGCTGGATGCTTACGAGCCAACAGAGCTTCTTAACGAATTTCTCAAAGAGATTAGTTGGCCATCTGCAAAGTCGGAGGCCATTGCGCGACAAGCTGGACGTTGGGGCCAGAAGGTAGCCGCAGCAACAGCCTCTGGTGACGTGTAACTTTCATGCCCACCCCGCGCGAAACCATCCTCGCCGCGCTGCACGCGCGGCTCTCGGTGCTGCCCGCCACCGCCCTGCGCGGTGAGGTGCTGCCCGAGCGCGTGCCGGCCGAGGGGCTGCTGATCCTGCGCGATGGCGAGCCAGGGGAGCCGGAGGTCACACTGTCGCCGCTACACTACCATTATCAGCACCGCGCCGAGATCGAGGCGGTCGTTCAGGGCGCCGACCGTGACGCCGCCTTCGACACGCTGACCGCCAGCGTCGGCTCGATGCTTGCCGCCGACCGCACGCTGGGCGGGCTCTGCGACTGGGTCGAGGCGAAAGCGCCGCGGCCGGTCGATCTGCCGGTCGAAGGCGCGGCGAGCCTGAAGGCGGCCGTCATCCCGGTGGTGCTGCACTATTCCACGGCCGACCCGCTGGCCTGACCCAACCGACCACAGGAGACGAACATGGCACGAGCCCAAGGGGCGCGGGCGCTGATGGCGCTTGCGTTCGAAACGACCTATGGAACGCCGCCCGCCAGCGGCTTCACCCGCATGCCCTTCGCCAGCACATCGCTCGGCGCGGAGCAGCCGCTCCTCAACTCCGAGCTTCTCGGCTACGGACGCGACCCGCTGGCGCCGATCAAGGACGCGGTGACGGCTGACGGCGACGTCGTGGTGCCGCTCGACGCAGAGGCCTTCGGCTTCTGGCTGAAGGCGGCGTTCGGCGCACCGACCACCACCGGCACCGGCCCCTGGACGCACGAGTTCCAGTCGCGGTCCTGGACGCTGCCCTCGATGTCGATCGAGACCGGCATGCCCGAGGTGCCGCGTTACGCGATGTATTCCGGCTGCGTGCTCGACCAGATCACCTGGCAGATGCAGCGCTCCGGCCTGCTGACGGCAACTGCGCGGCTGGTCGCACAGGGCGAGACGGTCGGCACGACCACCAGCGCCGGGACACCCGCCGCGCTGGAGCTGAAGCGTTTCGGGCATTTCAACGGGGCGATCACGCGCAACGGGTCCGCCCTCGGCAACGTGGTCTCAGCCGAGATCACCTACGCCAACAACCTCGACCGGATCGAGACGATCCGCTCGGACGGCCGCATCGACGGCGCCGACCCGTCCATCGCCGCGCTGACCGGCCGGATCGAGGTGCGCTTCGCCGACCAGACGCTGGTGACGCAGGCCATCAACGGCGAGGCCTGCGAGATGGAATTCGCCTACGTCCTCCCCTCGGGCGAAAGCTTCACCTTCACCGTGCACGCCGTCTACCTGCCGCGCCCGCGCATCGAGATCTCGGGTCCGCAGGGCGTCCAGGCGACGTTCGACTGGCAGGCCGCGCGCGACAGCGTCGTCGGCCGGATGTGCACCGCCACCCTCGTGAATGAAGTGGAGACGTATTGATGCTCACGCTCGACCTGACCAACGCGCCGCGCTGGCACGACGTCGCCCCCGGCGTCCGGGTGCAGCTGCGCCCGCTGACCACGGCGCTAATGGTGGCGACCCGGAGCGATCCCGCCGTCGAGGCAGTTCCGGAAGAAGCCTCGGACGAGGAACGCGCCGTCGCTTTCGCGAAGGCGCTCGCGCGGCGTGCCGTGCTCGCCTGGGACGGCATCGGGGACGCGGATGGCAACGTGATCGACCCGAGCCCGGAGGCCATCGACGCGCTGCTCGATGTCTGGCCGATCTTCGAAGCCTTCCAGCTGACCTACGTCTCGAAGGGTCTGCTGCTGGAACAGGAAAAAAACGCCTCCGCGCTCTCGCCGAATGGTCCTTTGGCGGGGGCGAGCGCTACTGCGAAGCATGCGCACCCTACGAGGGCCGCGAGCAAGCCTGCCCGGACTGCCCGGCGCGGCTGAACCGTCCGGCAACGCCAGAGGGTTGGCAGGTCTGGGACCTTGTCGGCCGACTCGGCGGCCAACTGCGTGTCCTGCCCGGCGCGGTGACCGGCTGGGACATGTCGGCGGCGCTCGCGCTCGGTGACGCACTCGGCGTGCCGCCGCTCGCCATGGCCGAACTGCTGCCTGTCATCGAAGCGGTGATGGTCGCCAAGCTCAACGAGCAGATGGAGCACTCCCATGGCTGAGAAGAGGGTCAGCGTCCGCCTCGCGGCCGTGGGCGGACGGCAGGTGCGCGCCGAGCTGGAAGGCGTGGGCGAGGCCGGGTCGCGCGGCTTCGGACGGCTGAGCCGGGAGATGGAGGCCGCGAACGCGAGGCTAGCGGCATTTTCCCGTCGCGTTGCCGTAGCCGCTGCCGCCGCAGTTGCAGCTGCCGCCGCGGCGGGCGTGGCGATGATCCGCTCCGGTCTGCAGACGGTCGATGCGCAGGCCAAGCTCGCCCAGTCCCTCGGCACCACCGTCGCCTCGATCCAGACGCTGGAGCGCGCGGGCGAGCTGGCTGGTGTGTCCATGTCCGGCATCGAGCAGGCGACGAAGGACCTGACGCGGCGACTCAGCCAGGCTGCCGCCGGGACCGGCCCCGCCGCGGACGCGCTGGACCGGCTCGGCCTCTCGGCCGCCGACCTGATCGCGCTGCCGCTCGACGCGCGCGTCGGCGCGATCAACGCCGCGATCGAAAGCTTCGTCCCCGTCGCGGAGCGCGCGGCCGTCGCCGGCCAGCTCTTCGGCGAGGAAGGCTCCATCGCCATGAGCCGGATCGACACCGCGACGCTGCGTCAGGCAACGGAGGACGTCCTCGCCTTCGGCGTCGTTGTCTCGGAGCAGGACGCGGACCAGATCGAGCGGACGAACGATGCGATCTCCCGGCTCGGGCTGATCTGGCGCGGGCTGGCGAACCAGCTGGCCGTCGCCGCGGCGCCTGCGCTGGAAGCCGTCGCCAGCGCCATGGCGGCGGTCGCCAGCCGCACCGGACCGCTTGGCATCGCGATCCGCGGCCTCTTCGACAACATCGGTCGCCTGACCACCTATGCCGCCACCTTCGCCGCCTTCCTCGCGGGACGCTGGGTGGCGGGGATGGCCGCTGCGGCCCTGTCAGTTCGCGGCCTCGCCACCGCGCTCGTCGTGTTGCGGGGCGCGCTGATCCGCACCGGCATTGGGGCGCTGATCGTCGGCGCGGGCGAGCTGGTCTATCAGTTCACCCGCCTCGTCTCCGGCGCGGGCGGGTTTGGCGAAGCGATGTCGCTCTTGAAGGACGTCGCCGTCGAGGTCTGGGAGCGGACCCGGATGGGCGCAGCGGCTGCAGGCGCGGCCGCCACGGCGATGTTTTTCGACCTGAAGGCGGACGCCGCCTCGGGCATGCAGAGCGCCATCGAGAGCGTCGTGGGTTTCGGCAACACCGCCGCGAACACGTTCGAGGGCGCCTACGAGGCGATCAAGGCGATCTGGGGTCTGCTGCCCGCCGCCATCGGCGATCTGGCGTTCCAAGCGGCCAACAGCCTGGTCGACGGCGTCGAGGCGATGCTGAACGGCGTGGTCGCGCGCATCAACAGCTTCATCGGCGGCATCAATCAGGGGCTGGAAGCGCTGGGGTCGGAGCGCCGCATCGCGCTGGTGCCGGACCTCGACCTCGGCGAGATCGAGAACCGCTTCGAGGGTGCGGCGACGGCCGCGACCACCGCCGCGCAGACGGCGTTTGACCGGGCGTTCGAGGACAACCCGCTCACCGCGCCCGATCTCGGCCTGACCGAGGCGGCGAACAGGGCGCTCGAGTCCGCCAACCTTTACCGCAGCGCGGCGCGCGACCTGGCGGAGGGGGCCCGTGCGCCCCTCGAAAGCTGGCAGGCCCTGCGCGATGCGGTGCGCGGCACCGATGAGGACGGAGCCGATGCGCTGACCGAGGCCACCGGTGCGGCCGAACGACTGGAGACGGCGCTCGGCGATGCAGGTCGCGCGGCGACAGGTGCAGGCGCGGCGGCCGGGGCTGCTGCTGCGGCAGCAGAGCCCGTGACCGAAGCTGCCGTCACCGGTTGGCAGGCCGTCACGGCGGCGCTGTCAGATTACGCCAGCAAGGCGCGCGAGATCGGCGGCGATATCGGCCAGAGCCTCGTTGGCGCCTTCCAGTCGGCCGAGAACGCGGTGGGCCAGTTCGTGAAGACCGGCAAGCTGAACTTCCGCGATCTCGTCACCTCGCTGCTCGCCGATCTCGCCCAGCTCGCGGCGCGGCGGTTCATCCTCGGGCCGATCGCCAATGCGCTCTCGGGCGTGTTCTCCGGTGCTGGCGGCATCTTCGCAAACGTCCTGCATGCGGGCGGGATGGTCGGATCGGCCGGCCCCTCGCGCTTGGTTCCGGCCCCGGCCTTCTCCGCCGCGCCGCGGATGCATGGCGGCGGCATGGCCGGACTTCGCCACGACGAGGTGCCCGCGATCCTGCAGCGGGGCGAACGGGTTCTGTCTCGACGCGAGGCTCAGAGCTACGGCGCGGGCGGCGGGGTCAACGTCACCATCATGGCGCGTGACGCCGAGAGCTTCCGGCAATCGCGCACGCAGGTCGCGGCGGACATCGCCCGTGCGGTCTCGCTCGGGCGGAGGGGCATGTGATGGCGTTTCACGAGGTCCGGTTTCCCGACGACATCAGCCGCGGTGCCCGCGGCGGGCCGGAGCGGCGCACGCAGATCGTCGAGCTTGCGTCGGGCGACGAAGAGCGCAACGCCAGCTGGGCCAATTCGCGCCGCCGCTATGACGTCGCCTATGGCATCCGCCGCGCGGACGATCTGGCGGCCGTGGTCGCCTTCTTCGAGGCGCGGAACGGTCGGCTCCATGGCTTCCGCTTCAAGGACTGGGGCGACCACAAGTCCTGTCTACCCTCGGGCACGGCATCGCCCACCGACCAGGCGATCAGCACCGGCGACGGCGCAACGACCGCCTTCCAGCTGGTGAAGCGCTACGCCTCCGGGGCGCAGTCCTGGGCGCGCGCCATCGCCAAGCCGGTGGCGGGCACCGTGCGCATCGCCCTCGGCGGGGTGGATCAACCCTCCGGCTGGTCGGTCGACACCACGACAGGTGTCGTCAGCTTTGGCGCGGCACCGGGCGCAGGCGTCGCGATCACCGCGGGCTTCGAGTTCGACGTGCCGGTCCGCTTCGACACCGATGCGCTCGACGTGACGCTCGACCTCGAGCGGCTCGGCTCGATCACCTCCATTCCGCTTCTGGAGATTCGGCGATGAACGACACCGGCAGCTTCGTCGCCGCCGTGTTGCGCGAGCTCGCGGCCTCGACCGCCGTGATCCTCGCCGCCTGGGGCGCGCTCGGCGGCGCCACGAACGCACTGACCACGAGGATGCGGCTGCGCGATGCGCTGCGGCACATCCTGCTCGGCGGGCTAATCGCGGCCGGGATGGGGAGCCTCTCCATGGCCGTGATCACCGCCTGGCTCAGCCTTCCGCCCGAGGCGATCCCTGCGGGCGGGGCGGCGGGCTCGGCGGCGTATCTCGTCGGGGTCTTCGGGCCGGCCTTCATCGAGATGCTGCTCGCCCGGCTACGCCGCGCCAACGAAGGCGACGGCGATGAATGAGCTTCTCCGCCTCGCGCGCTTCCTCCGCTGCGAACCCACCGATCCCCGGCAGGCCTTCCGCCACCGCCTGGCGGTAGGCTTCGCCGTCGCGACGCTGATCCTGATCCTCTCGCTTCTCCGGTAATCTCATGCACATGACCGACCGGGGCCTGCTGGCCCTCGTCCGGCACGAAGGACTCGTGCCCGGGCCCTATCTCGATGTGAAACAGGTCTGGACCTTCGGCATCGGCCACACGGCCGCGGCCGGGCCCCCTGATCCGGCCACCATGCCCCGAGGCATGTCCGCCGATCTCGACGCCGGCATCCGCGAGGCCTTCCGGGTATTCCGCGCCGACCTGGCTGCTTACGAGGCGGCCGTCCTGCGCGCCGTGAAGGTGCCGCTGGCGCCGCATGAATTCGATGCGCTGGTCAGCTTCCAATACAACACCGGCGGCATCTCCAAGGCCGCGCTGACCCGACATCTCAATGCCGGAAATCGCGTTGCGGCCGCCGACGCGTTTCTGAACTGGCGGCGACCGGCGTCGATCATTCCGCGCCGGGAGGCGGAGCGCGACCTGTTCCGCCATGGCCGCTATCCCGGCGGTACGATCCCGGTCTGGTCGGTGGATCGCACAGGCCGCGTGGACTTCTCGCGGCCGATCCGTCGCCTGACCGAGGATGAGGCCCTGGCCTTGGCTCGCGGTCCGTCGCCGACGCCTCCGGTCCTCGCCCCTTCACCCACCGCGCCGACCAGCTGGCTCGCCCGGCTGGCCGCCTTCTTTTCCACCCTGATCCGGAGGGCCTGATCCCCATGCGCTACGTTCGTCCCAATTCGCTCACCTGGTGGGCGGGACTTCTCGCCATGCTCACCGGCATCGCCTCCCTCGCGCTGCCCGCCACCGGGCCGCTCGGGGAACTGTCCCGGCTCGTCGCGCTGCTTGCCGGCTCTGGCGATGCCTCGCCAGCGGGGCTGATGTTCCTCGGTCTCGGCCTGATCGGCCTGCGCGACCGGATCGAGCGCGGGTTCCGCGGCGATGCTTGAGTTTCTCGCGGGTCTGGTCGTGGGCGGCTGCCTCGGGGTCTTCGTCGCAGCCCTCTGCGTCGCCGCCGCGCACGGGGAGCGGGACGATGGCTGAGTTCCTGATCTGGCTGGTCGCAGCTCTCGGCGCGATCGGGGGCGTTGTCCTCGGCCGGGGCTGGGGGCGCGCAGAAGGGAAGCGCGCGGGCAAACGGGAGGCGGAACGCGATGCCATGGAAGACAACAGCAAGCGCGTCGAGCGCGGGCGCGACGCGGTTCGCGATGGCCGCGGCGCTGGCGATCCTGCTGAGCGGCTGCGCCGCAACGATGGGCAGTGGTGATGCGGGCTGCGCCTCCTATGCCGAGGCGCGGCTCGCCCGGCCAGCTGCCGAGACCGTCGCGGAGGTGCCGCACGCATGGGCGAATTGGATCGCCGATCTCGACGACCGCATGGCGGGAACCTGCCGATGAAATCCCTCTCACCCGCCCTTCAGGCCCATCTCGACGACGGCACAACAACTCTTGCCTGGTGCTGGCGGATCACCCGCGTCGACGGCGTGAGCTTCGGCTTCACCGATCACGACCGGACGCTCAGCTTCGATGGCACGGACTTCGAACCCGAGAGCGGGCTCACTGCGTCCGAGGTGCGCTCGGGCTCGGACCTCTCGGTCGACGCGCAGGATGCCGAGGGTGTGCTGACCTCGGACCGGATCACCGAGACCGACATTCTCGACGGCCGCTGGGACAATGGAGAGGTCGAGGTCTGGCGGGTGAACTGGACCGATACGAGCCAGCGCGTGCTGATGCGGCGCGGCGCCATCGGCCAGATCCGGCGCGGGCGGCTGGCCTTCGTTGCCGAGGTCCGCTCGCTTGCGCATGTGCTCGGCCAGACGGTCGGGCGGACTTTTCAGGCGACCTGCGATGCCGCGCTCGGCGATGCACGCTGCGGCGTCGATCTGGAGGGCCCGGCCTACAAGGGCACGGGCGCAGTGATCGATCTGCTGCGCGACCGGTCCTTCACCGCCTCGGGCCTCGGCGGCTTCGCCTCCGGCTGGTTCACCTTCGGCACGCTGGACTGGACGAGCGGAGCGAACGCCGGACGACGCACCGAGGTTTTGGGCCATGACGTGACGGACGGCATCGCGGTGCTGACGCTGCTCGAGGCGCCGGTGCGGTCCATCGCCGACGGCGACGCCTTCACCATCCGCGCGGGCTGCGACAAGCGTATGGAGACCTGCGGCGCGAAGTTCGCCAACACCGTCAACTTCCGGGGTTTCCCGCACATCCCGGGCCAGGATGCCGTGCTGCGCTACGCCACGAAGGACGGCGGGCACGAGGGGTCGGTGCTGTGAACGCCGCTGATCCCCAGCACGTCATCACCATTGCGCGGTCCTGGCTCGGAACGCCGTATCATGATCAGGCCAGCCTGCGCGGTGTCGGCTGCGATTGCCTCGGGCTGGCGCGGGGCGTCTGGCGCGAGGTCGTCGGCCCCGAGCCGTTCCCGATCCCGCCCTACAGCCGGGACTGGGGCGAGACCGGGCCGCGCGAGGTTCTGGCCGAGAGCGCACGCCGGATGATGATCGAGGTGTCGCCCGCCGAGGCAGGCCCCGGCGCGCTGATCCTCTTCCGCATGAAGCCCCGCGCCATCGCCAAGCATGTCGGGATCCTGACCGGCCCAGACATTTTCCTCCATGCATACGAGCGGCTCGGCGTGATCGAGGAACCGCTCACTCCATGCTGGCGGCGGCGCATCGCCTTCGCTTTCCTGTTCCCGCAACGCTGAGACCCGACCATGGCAACGCTTGTCCTCGGTGCCGCTGGCGCCGCCATTGGCGGTTCGATCGGCGGGGCGATCCTCGGCGTCAGCGCCGCGACCATCGGCGGCTTCATCGGCTCCACCATCGGCTCGGTCGTCGACAGCTGGATCATCTCGTCGCTGGCGCCCACCCAGCGCATCGAGGGCGCGCGGCTCGATACGCTGCGCATCACCTCGGCCACCGAGGGCGCGGTGATCCCGCGGCTCTACGGCCGGATGCGCATGGGCGGCAACATCATCTGGGCGACCGATTTCCGCGAGGAGACGAAGACGACCACGCAGGGCGGCGGCAAGGGCGGTGGGGGCGGCAAGGTCAAGACCACCGAGTATCTCTACTATGCCAGCTTCGCCGTGGCGCTCTGCGAAGGCCCGATCACCGGGATCGGCCGCATCTGGGCCGACGGCAAGCCGATGGACCTCTCCGGCGTCACCTGGCGCTGGTATCCGGGCGACGAGGCGCAGACGGTGGACCCGTTCATCGCCGCGAAGATGGGCGCGGCCAGCACGCCCGCCTATCGCGGCACGGCCTATGTGGTCTTCGAGGAACTGGCGCTTTCCACCTACGGCAACCGCCTGCCACAGCTCTCCTTCGAGGTGTTCCGCCCGCTGGCCGACCCCGACACCGCCGAGGGGCTGACCCGCGCCGTCACCATGATCCCGGCCTCGGGCGAGTTTACCTATGCGACGCAGGCGATCCGCAAGACCGATGGCGGCGCGACGGTACCCGAGAACCTGAACGCGCTGGCCGACTCCACCGACATGGTGGAGGCGCTGGACCGGCTGCAGGCGATGGCGCCTGCGGTCGAAAGCGTCAGCCTCGTCGTGGCCTGGTTCGGCGACGATCTGCGCGCGGGCTCCTGCAAGCTGCGCCCCGGCGTCGAGGTCTCGGCCAAGTCGACGACGCCCGCCAGCTGGTCGGTGAACGGCGTGAGCCGCGCCAATGCCTTCCTGGTCAGCCGCGACGATCAGGATCGCCCGGTCTATGGCGGCACGCCGTCCGACTTCGCGGTGGTTCAGGCGATCCAGGAGATGAAGGCGCGCGGACTGCGTGTCACCTTCTATCCCTTCATCCTGATGGACGTGCCGCCCGGCAACACGCTGCCGAACCCGTATTCCGACAGCGCCGCCGAGACCGGCCAGCCCGCATTCCCCTGGCGGGGGCGGATCACCTGTTCCCCGGCCGCTGGCTACGCCGGATCGGTGGACAAGACGGCCACGGCGGCAAGCCAGGTCGCGGCGCTGTTCGGCGCGGCGACACCTGCGAGCTTCAGCGTGGCGGGCGAGAGCGTCAGCTGGACCGGGCCATCCAGCGACTGGGGCCTGCGGCGCATGGTGCTGCACTACGCCCATCTCTGCGCGGCGGCGGGCGGGGTCGATGCGTTCCTGATCGGGACCGAGATGCCGGGGCTGACGACGATCCGCTCGGGCGCGGCCACCTATCCGGCGGTGCAGGCCTACCGGGATCTGCTCGCGGATGTGCGCTCGATCCTCGGGTCCGGCACGAAGATCGGCTATGCCGCCGACTGGAGCGAGTATTTCGGGCACCAGCCGGGCGACGGCTCGGGCGACGTGTACTTCCACCTCGATCCGCTCTGGGCCGACCCGGAGATCGATTTCGTCGGGATCGACAATTACATGCCGCTGTCGGACTGGCGCGACGGGTTCGATCATGCGGACGCGGCCGAGGGCTGGCCCGCGATCTATGACCGGGCCTATCTGCAGGCGAACATCGCGGGCCGCGAAGGCTTCGACTGGTTCTATGCATCGGCGACGGATCGGTCGGCACAGGTCCGGACGCCGATTGCCGATGGCGCCGCCGGCAAGCCATGGGTCTTCCGCTACAAGGATCTGCGCAGCTGGTGGTCGAACCCGCATTACAATCGCCCCGGTGGGGTGGAGAGCGGCACGCCGACAGCATGGGTGCCGCAATCCAAACCCATCCGCTTCACCGAACTCGGCTGCCCGGCCATCGACCGGGGCACCAACCAGCCCAACGTCTTCTTCGACCCGAAGTCATCCGAGAGCTTCACGCCGCATTTCTCGCGGGGCTGGCGCGATGACGCCATTCAGCGCGCCTATCTCGAGGCCACGTATCTCTGGTGGGGCGAGGCCGCGAACAACCCGGTGTCATCGGACTACGGCGGCCGGATGGTGCACGTCCCCGAATGCGCCGCCTGGACCTGGGACGCGCGGCCCTATCCGTTCTTCCCGGCGCTGACCGACGTCTGGACGGACGGCGCGAACTGGCGGCTCGGCCACTGGCTGACGGGGCGGCTCGGCGCTGTGTCGCTGGCGGCCCTCGTGCGGCACCTCTGCCTGCGCGCCGGGCTGCCCGAGGCGCGGATCGACGTCATCGGCCTCTGGGGCGCGGTCGAGGGCTACGCCATCACGGCGCTGGAGAGTCCGCGCGCGTCGATCACCACGCTGTCGCGCCACTTCGGCTTCGACGCCGTGGAGACCGAGGGCGTGATCCGTTTCATCATGCGTGGCCGGGCCTCTGTCGCGACCCTCGCGCCCGACGATCTGGTGGCGGCCCGAGAGGGCGACGTGCTGGAACTGACGCGCGGCCAGGAGACCGAACTGCCGCAGGCGCTGAAGTGGCAGGTCGCGCGGGCCGACGAGGACTACGACGCGGCCCTCGTCGAGGCGCGGCGCATCACCGTCGACACGACACGGATCGCCTCGGAGAGCTTCCCGATGGCGGTGCCGCCCGAGGAAGCCGAGCGGCGCTGCCGCCGCGCGCTGATGGAGGCGTGGGTGGGGCGCGAGACGGCGGCATTCCGTCTGCCGCCCTCGCGGCTCGCGCTCGATCCGGCGGACCCGATCCGGCTCGCCCATGACGGGCGGCTGGTCGACCTGCGGCTCGTCTCCATCGCCGACGCGGAGGCTCGCGGCATCGAGGCGGTCCGCCAGGATCGCGCGACCTACGACCTGCCGCCCGGCGATCCCCGCGCGGCGTCGCTGACGCGCGCCGTGGTGTTCGGCGCGCCGGATGCGCTGCTGCTGGACCTGCCGCAGCTCACCGAGGACCAGCCCGCGCATCGGCCCCTTATTGCGGCGCACGCGGTTCCCTGGCCCGGCGAGATGGCAGTTTTCCGCAGCCCCTCCACGGATGGCTTCGAGCTGCTGACGACGTTCGGCAGTCGCGCCCGGATTGGCCAGCTGGTCTCCGACTTCTACGCGGGCCCCACCTCGCGCTTCGATTTCGGAAATGCGCTTGTGGTCGATCTGCTCACCGGCACGTTGGAAAGCGTCACCGACCTGACCCTGTTCGGGGGCGCCAACGCGCTTGCCATCGAGAGCGCGCCTGGGGTCTGGGAGATCGTGCAGGCCGGCGCGGCCGAGCTGCTCGCGCCCGGTCGATATCGGCTCACCCGGCTTCTGCGCGGACAGCGCGGCACGGAAGGTGCCATGGGCAACCCGGCGCCCGCCGGCGCGCGGGTGGTGGTGCTGGACGACAGCCTCGCGTCGCTGCCGATCGCCGAGGCCGATCTTGGCATCCCGTGGAACTGGCGCATCGGCCCGGCCAGCCGCCCGGTCAGCGACGAGACCTATGTGGCGCAGACCTTTACCCCCGCGGGCGCGGGACTGCGGCCCTTCTCTGTCGCCCATGTCGAGCAGCCGTGGCGTCGCCCACGCACGCCCGGCGATCTGACCATCCGCTGGACGCGCCGGTCCCGCGCTCTTTCCGCCGACAGCTGGGGCGGGCTGGAGGTGCCGCTGGCGGAGGAACTGGAAACCTACGAGGTCGAGATCCTCGACGGCGCAGCCGTGAAGCGGGTGCTGAGCGCGGCCACCACCAGCGCCGTCTACACCGCCGCCCAGCAGAGCGCCGACTGGGGCGCGCCGCTCGCCCCCGGCGACACCGTCAACATCCGCATCTACCAGCTCTCCGCCCTCGTCGGGCGGGGCGCGCCGAAAACCGTCACCCTCACGTTCTGAGGCCATCCCATGTCCGACGCCACGACCCATCTCCTGCTGCCCTACATCCTCGCGGCGCAGGCCCAGAAGCATGTCACTCACAACGAGGCGCTGCGGATCCTAGACGGGCTCGTCCAGCTCTCCGTTCTAGACCGGGATTTGACCGCGCCGCCGGCTTCTCCCGCCGATGGCGACCGCTACATCGTCGGCTCGGGCGCGACCGGCGACTGGGCTGGCTGGGATCTAAACGTGGCTCTGTTCACGGATGGTGCCTGGCTGCGCCTGCCTCCTCGCACCGGATGGCGGGCGTGGGTCGAGGACGAGGGCCTGCTGCTCGTCTACGACGGGTCTGGCTGGATCGGGACAACGCCGGACGTGCTGCAGAACCTTGCGCTTCTTGGGCTGGGGACGACGGCAGATGCGTCGAACCCGTTCTCGGCAAAGCTGAACGCCGCGCTCTGGACCGCTAGGACCGTGGCCGAGGGCGGGACCGGCGATCTCTTCTACACCATGAACAAGGAGGCGGCAGGCGGCGATCTCGGGCTGACCCTCCAGACCGGCTTCGTGACCAAGGCGCTGGTCGGGCTGTTCGGCTCGGACAGGTTCCGGCTCGCCGTCTCGGCCGACGGCAGTACCTTCTTCGACGGGCTGAGCGTCGACAACGCCACCGGCATCGTCGACCAGCCGCGGCTGCCGCGGTTCAAGGCGTACACCAACTACGACAACTATGTCGGCGTAGGAACCTGGACGAAGATCGGCCTGAACAACACCGATTATAACGATCAGGGGGCGTTCGACGCCGCGAACAACCATTTCGTGGCGCCTTCGGATGGCACCTACCTCTTCGGCGCGACGCTGCTTTACAAGATCAACGCCAGCGCCACGGCCCGCATGCGCGGGCGGCTCGTGCTGAACGGCACGACGGAAATCCGCGGCTCCCTCGGCGAAATCTCCGCCACCCATGTCTCGCTAGCCACCGCGATCTGGCTGCAGACCATGGTCCCGCTCACTGCGGGCGACACCGTCGAGTTGCAGGGGTATTTCCGGGTCGCGGACGGCTACTTCGCGGCTGACCACACCTCGTTCTGGGGCGCGAAGATCGGCTGA